AACCATATGTGGTAGAATTGATAATTTCAGTAACAACAGTTTGAGTACTGCCAGTTTTGGTAGTAGGTTGAATAACAGTAGTTTTAATAGTAGATGTGGATTTTGATGCATTAACATTGAACGACCCACTTATTATTGTAGGTGATACTAATTTGTTGGATTTGGTATAAACATCTATGCCCAATGTATCAATAGTAAAACCTGGGATAAGTTCTTCAGGGCCATATGCAGAACTGGTTGTTACAAATCCGTATTCGCCATTGATTGTTAAATCAGTAGGATTAATACCCAAAGCATTGATTAATTTTCCATTATAAAAAAGACCAGCATCAATAGATGTATCTGCAACTGTACCACCAAATCTATTTCCAAAATTAGTTCCCTCATATTGACCGCCAATGGATTTTCTAGGATCAGTAACGCCGTCCATTAATAAATTTAAATCATTACCAGGCATTCCTGGTGTTGGGTCGTAAAAATTAATAATGCGATCCGTTGCATCCATTAACTCAATACTCTTATTATAAGTTATCATAATTCGAGAATTTTGAGATGGCGATTGATTTAAAAATTTTAAATTACTGAATTGTTTTTGGTAACCATTAGATTTAGCACTATAATATCTTACTGTATAATCAGATTGTAAAACATACGTGTCATCAATAGTTACAGTTAGTTGTGATTTATTAGGATGTGCTACCCAGCTCAATACGAATTCCCTGGTACCACCATCACCAATAAACGTGTCAGTTACAGGTAATGTACCAATAGTGGGCATAGTGGATACACGATCAAACAAAATACTGCCAGTAACTGCACGGAACGGTACAATTATTTGATCAGTACCAGTGTAAATACCTTCAAAATCAGTTAATGATGTATTAATAGTATCGGTGGAAGAATACTCAGTTGTGAATTCTCTTATTTGCGTATGATAAGGTTTGACTTCATTTAAGTAATTTTCGTAAAACGCATTGTCTTGTAATTTATAAACAGCTGGTTGGTTTAATTCGCCTGCATAGTTTATTGCACTAATAAAGGAGGTTTTAAATGCCCAATCAATAGTTTGGGTTTCAGTAAACGCATATTTTATTGCTTTAAAGAATAACAAATTCCAATTAGATTTTAAATCATTAATGAATATATCATCTTTTAATGCCTGCAGGATTTGCTGAAGTTCGTAATCAGGAGTCCTATTCCAAGCTGTTTGATCAAATGAATATGTCTCATCCCAGCCATATGGGGAATCCCATAAGTCTTTAGATAACTGAATAGTTCCGTTTTGAATATAAACTAAATCAAAATCATTATTAAAATTTCCAATCGTATTAACTTTTTCAACAATGATATAATTTCCATCTCCCCTATTGTTAACTTTGACATATTGGCCAGCAACTAACGATAGCAACGATAATTCATATGTATTGGCCACTGTGGCAGACAAAATTTTATATTGATCATAATCAGAACTTACCCAATCTGTGTAATTCCAATACAATGTAGTATTAAAAGTTTGAGTTTGATATCTAACCCATTGTTGTATATTAGAATTATATTTGAATACTGTCCAACTACCATCGTAAGTGTTATCTGATAAAACAGTAACAATCATTCCATCTGTAGGAATAATCATATCCAATGCATTGTTATCTTCAACTACGTTATATGATGTGGGAGCCAATTGTTGAGAATTTAATCGATCAAAATTGTAATTTCCTGTTATTTGAAGATTAATTAATACACTATTGGCAAATTCAACTATTGTTCTCACGGCCTGCAACCGATCATTAAACAATGTTTGTTGTGGCCTAAAACCAATGCCAAATTTTTCTCTAGAAGATAGTGTAGGATCTGGAACAGGTGCACCAGCATTGGTAGAAGTGCTAATGGTATGTCCTAAAAGACTTTCTATCATTTTTCTTTCTAAAATGGGTGGCGGGACGGAATCGTGAGATCCTTCTTGCATTAATACCCATTCAGTATGGCGGGGGATTTTACTGTTAGCAGTATCAAGAGAAATATTTAAACTGATATTATCAGATACTAATTGTGTTGCAACATTGCCAAGCATCAAAGCATTTGAACTTATAATTGCTGCGTATTGAACTCCTGCTGCTGCTGGATTAAAAATTATATTAGCCACAGATTGTGCACTAATTCTTCGATTTTTAACATTGGGCACTACAACTTTATTAAGGACCCAATAGTAATAATAATTGGTAAATGATCCAGTTACAGTGTCGTAAACTTGACTAACACTCACGGTGCTATTATCAACAAATTTTGGCTGTCCGCTAATTCCAGATGTTAAGCCAGAATTAGTATCTGCTTGAGCTGCCCACTCGCTAGGCAATAACTGTGATCCCACCCATTCATATACATCAATACTAGCACCTGGGAATAATTTACCCCATTTATTTCTACGATATTCTAAATCGCCTTGCTCATACCAGATAAATTTAGCAGTACTTAAATCCCACCATAATTCTCCCACGTGGTCATCCAACCAACTAGTATTGACGTTCACATTAACGGTACTAGTGCCAGTACTATAGATTGCAGGATCAGTGGCTGTTTTATAAGTTAATTCTTCTTCAGCAATACCAAGTATTTTACCTTTTAGTGGATCATGATAATCATAATAATTAACTATACTATCAGTAATAGTATCAATTAATTTAATTTCTCTAATAGTATCCAGTACTACTAAATCATCTTGTACTCTTAACGGATTCCATCCTGTATACGTAGAATTAATTTGATTAAATTGATGAACACTACTAGACCCGTTACTAGTAATTGCTGGTGCACCAACTAATACCACCCCAGTATCAACGGCCACGCTTGTTCCATAATCAGTTCCTTGAACAGTAGTAATATCACTAGATGTCAATTCATTTGCATACACGTAACGATGGGCTCGCCTTTCATATAGATAAACTGAACCAGATCCTGGTTCATCGGCAGTAAAATAAGTAGTCTTCTTATCAAATGTGGTACTACCTTTATCAAATGTAGTTAGAGTTGTTGATGCGGTGCCCAATGAACTAATTATTAAAATATCAGTTTCAGCATTGAAATCCATTGCATATCCAAAATGCAAACTGCCACCATATATGTTTGTATTAACTGGATTATATAAAATCTGATCTAATATATATGTACTATTAGTCAATGTATATACTGCAACCGCACCTAAACTATTATTAGCATTGATATAATTTGGAGCACTAATAGCCAAATAATTGCCACTAGTACTCATTGCCATTGAATGACCAAACCCACTACCAGAACCAAATGGACTTGTGATTAGTTCATAATTTGATGTCCAAACAGTGCCACTATTGTTGTCAAATCCAGGAGCACCAATTGCATAGATACTAGCATTGTCAGAACCAACGATAGAATGCCCCCATCGGGTAGATGTTGATAACCAAAGTGTACCCGAAGTTGAAGCGGTTACAGTTTTTGGTTGATTAATTTGTATCGTATTAGTGGCAGTAATTGTATATGAATATACGCTTCCTCCATTTTCTGGAGCACCAATTAATACTAGCTTGGTACTGGTATTTCTTTGAACAAATATACTAGATCCAAACCTGCCATATGTATTACTAGGATTGTCAATAGTAATTTCTGGTTGTTGTTGTAAAGAATTGGCATTAATACTACTAATTTTAATAGTACCACTAGAATTGTAAGCACCTGGTGCTCCAGCAAATATTAATCCATAGGTAGTGAGATTAAATTCAATATCGTCATAAATTACACTGTATCCAAATTCTGTATTGGGTAACGGTGTATTTGATAATGGATAGTTTAATAGGAATTGTAGATTGTTACCATTTTTAGTGTACAATGATACCCTACCAGAATTTCCAGAAGTATCGTTGTAAGTAGGAAGTCCTGCCACTACTACATTATTTCCTTTTCGTTTGCTTATACTATATCCCAATGCTTGGTTAGAAGATAATGCAGAAGTAGTTCCAAAACTATTGACTTTGGTTTTATAATAATTATTTACTTTTTCGTAAACTGCCCATCCGTTGTTATCTGTTAGATTACCAGAATCAATCCAAATAGTTGTTCCTGGAGGATACTGGAATAATTCTTGATCTGAGGGCATATTATCATATGATGAAAATCTAGAACTTTTAAATGTAAACAATGTTCCTGGAGTTGTTGGAAATATAAAATTGACAGACGATAATGAACTAGACACTGTAAATTGAGTGTTACCAATAACTGATACAACTTGATATATGCCATTAACTGAACTATCAATATTAGTTATGGATACTAGATCAGTTGCTTTTAATCCGTGAGACCCAGCAGTAGTAAAGATGATAGAACTGTATGCAACTTCAACGGCCACATTGGTAATTCCAGCAGGGACAAATGCATATCTATATATATCCCAATCACCTGTATTAGTAGAACTTACCCAAACTGTATCGCCAACATTCAATGCAGTATTATTGGCCAATGTAATTAAACTATTGGTATTGAATGCTGTATTAGTAACGTCATCCAATTGTGCATATCCTGCATTTAATAATTTAAACGAACTAGCACTGGAACTTGTGGTGACAAAACTTGGCAATGTACCTTTTCCAATAGTCAATTTGTCAGGTGTTACATAATAAACTAAATCTTTAAATAATTCAGGTACGGTGTTAACGAAACTGATAATCTGAGGATTTTCTGCAAACTTACCTTCAACTAGAGGAGTTTCAAATTCTTTATAAGTAGTGAATGACCCGTATTGTCCAACACGGAACGCCCATTCTTCATTAAAATCAATTTTACTGTTTAAATTATTAATGCTAGCCTTGGATAATTTATTGATAGGATTTTTAGTGCCTTTCTCTTTAATGTATCCTTGATAGAATTTATATTGACTAATAGGATCAGTAAAGATATTGTTTAAGTAGTCGCGAGGAACATAACCAGTTAACTGTTGGGCAGTACGTTGTTGAGCAGCATCAAAACTGTCAATGTCTAAACTATAGAAATCGTTAAATGCACGAATTTTATAATCAAAGTTAGGAATTAATCCTGCAACAGGCTTTGATCCCAACAAAGTCCATTTGGTATGATCAAATATCTTACTACCTTCTAAACTCATCTTGGCACTATAGAATTGACCATTAAACTGTACAACATCACTAGCCGTGTAATAGGTATTAGGGGCCCAAGTTACAATTTTAGCTTGGTCATAAACAAAGCCTGGTGCAAAAAAGTCACCGTTCCAGTTAGCAGTTCTAAATCCCACTAATTTCATACGGTGTTGGCGCTGACCTGTTTCAATATCATAAATCACATCACTATATGCTGTAGTGTTGTCAAATATCATTCCGTGTTCTTTTTGTACTGAATTCAATCGCGCATAGTAAATTCCGTCACCAGTATTAATAGTATTAATTGTGAACTGGCCACTTTCTCTAGCAATGAACAAATTCTTTTTAGGAAACGGTGTACCATCTGAACGATATATGCTGTAATCATAAAAACTATCAAAAACATTGTCAACAACTGAATCACTGTATTGATAAGTCAACTGATCAGCAAATGGACTGATGGAAATAATACTGTTGTTGATCCAATTTTGTGTGCTCCAGTACAAGAATTCGCGAGCACTTAAATTCCAATCCACTACTGAGTTTAATGTAGTATTGAATTCGTTAAAAACAAATCCTTGATCTGCTAACCAAGCCCCGTACCCTATAATAAGATCATAAACTTCTTGTATGGTGTTGTATGTTTGGCCATAAGGTGCATAACTTGGTGTTGAGTTAAATTTAGATGCAGTTTGCACAGTTGCACCGCCAGTTGTTGGTAATACGGTTAGTAATTGATACAGGCTTGAATTAAATGCAGTTTCTGCTTGATGGCTTACTTGTACTCTATAGTAATTGTTACCATAACGAACAATTTGCCCTTGTTGGTAAAATACAGTTGTTGGAGCAGACACAGCGGATGTTATGTCAGCAGAAGTTAATCCACGTGAGCCAACTGTGGCAGCAGGTGCCCAATTAACATATTCTGCACTAACGCCACCAACAGTAATAGTAGGTGTATTAGCATTTCTTATAGGAGTATAGTATGTAAAATATGGATCTTGTCGATCGTATCCAGTAACTACAAATGCGCCGTTAATACGTTGAATAATCAATCCGCTAATGCCAATGCTTCGAATAGGATTGCTGGTATTCAAAATTAATTTATAATTTTGTTTAGGTAATATGGCACCGGCATCCATAGTAGTTGGCTCGTATGCATCAAGTATAATTTGTAGGGTATCTGGATTTACAAATCCACCAACTTTGTGAAATAATTGAAAATTAACGTATGTCAAATCTTGACGTAAATCTGCAATATAATTTTTTGTACGCTGTTGACCAATTTCACTAACAAAAACACTATAGCCAGTTGTTGCAATTCCATTCTCACCGTGAATTGGCATAGATGCCAATTGTGGCAAAGTATGGTTAGCACCATAACTCCATTGACCAGCGAGATCAACATTCATATTGAATGGATCATACATTAGGGTGCAGTAATTTGCAGGACGAGTTAATGCTAATAATCGTTGGACAACAAATGGCCAAAAACTACTACGACGCCATACCGTTTCAGCAGGACCTTGATCTCCAATAATCCAGCTTTGTCTAATGTTATACGGGGTAGTATTAACAATTAATGGAACTGTGGTAGGGTCTAATTGATTACCGTTTGAATCTACGGGTAGTATGGAACTCAATCCAGGACGAGCATAGAATTGATTCACAACTCCATTAATTCGACCTGCTTCAATGTCACCCCACATGAGTGTGTTACCAGATGTATAGGGAGCAGGTCCATACAAATCTGTCCACCAAGTAGGTTCAGATACTAATCCTAACATTTCCCAAGGATGTGTTGCGGGACGATCAGTATCATAAAAATATTTAAAAATTGAGCGCCAAGATCCGTTTACTGACACATTTAATAATGTGTTGAGAGATCCTGTATAGTTCCAAGTACGTGGTTCAGCATTGTTAAACGTAGGATTGCTAACGTAATCAATTCCATATATGCCGCTCCAACGAATAAAATCTTGTTCTACAATTTTAGTAATTTCATCAAGACTATAATCAGTATTTCTAAATGCACCTGGAGTAACGCTATTAATATCAAATAGTTCAGGACGATACTTTACTTTAATATTATTGTAAACACGTAGCTCATACTCTAAAATAATTGCATCACGGTAATCGTTAAATGCAACCATAATACTACCATCGTGACCTTGTATAACTTTTGTTGGTGTTACATATGTGTAATCTACATACATTGACGGGACAGATACAGGATACAATCCCAACTTGCTAGGCGTAGGAGGGACAAAACTTCCATTGGTGTTGTTGTACTCGTTAATGGTTAAAACATCGCCCAAAGATAACGCAGTTAACATAACTACCATATTGTCAATTACGTCAAATATATAATCAACGCCGAATGTTAATTGTTTTTCATTTAGGTAAACTAACACACTACGAGTATTAGGAGCAGATAAGTCAAACGTTGAAGATATGGAATAACTAGTTCGTGTTAAGTTGTTTACAGTATAAGTAATAACTTTTTTATCAACGCCAAATGCCAACATATCTGACAAATAATAAGGACTTGTTGAAGTTTTACTGGAGTTGATTATAGTTAAAATTTCATCTAATGCAGATACAGGATCAGTTAGACTGTTGATGTTAGCAGCCTGTGTTAGCAATGAGAATTTAAATTGATTGTATGCATCTGCAGATTTTGTAATAGCATCTATGACACTATTTTCAATTTTGCCTTCAAACATCATAGCAAATGCAACGGGATTGTAACTAGCAATTAATCTATTCTTAGCAGCGGCGTGTTCAGTTAAATCTGATAATGTTAAATTTGATAGTCCACTGTTTAATGGATTATTAGTTAAACTTAATGGAACATCGTAATAGCCCGCACTTGTAATTTCAATAGGGGGCGCAGTTCTTGATCCCCAAGTATTAAAATATTCATTGCCAACTTTAAAATAGGTTGCACTTGTTGGGATAGATCTAATAGTTTGATTTGGCTCTGTTACAACAATAGAGCCATTGGCAAAATAATTGTAAAACAATGAATTGGTGATGCCTGTCTTATATCCAAATATTTTATTACCACCCCAATTACTGGTATAATAATTTTTGTTTGAATAACTTTGCCCCAAATCATCAAATAAATCAAACAGTGGTGCCTCATTTAAATGAGTGCGCTGTTGAGAATATACCCAAGCAGTACCGTTAAAGTACCAACTAGTGCCTGCATTAACTGTGCCCTTGGTAACTACCACAGATGAACCAGCGGCGATTTGATTAGATGAAGGCACCAATATTAATGTAGGCGTTCCATTAATGTTTACAATATCTACAGAATAAATTGTACTACTTACTACTGGATTTTTGTCAGCAGAAAATATGATGCGTTGACCGTATTCTAATGCAATGCCATCAATTTGTATAGAAGATTCATTAATAGTTGCAAATGAAGTAGATCCTTCAATTGTTGTAAATGCATCAACTGTTGTTGTATCAATTATATCAACAGAGCCAATAGATATAGACCCAAAGTTAAACAATTGAATATCTGCGTTGAATTCAACAATGGGGGATTTTGCACGGTGCTTAGTAGGATATGTAATTGGTCGACCATTTGCTAACTCGCTAGATTCAATTACATTAGAACTGAACCAGCGATTATACCTTGACCAAGGATTTGAATCTTTGCTAGATCTATTAATTGTTACATACTCAGGCACAAACGGAAGTCGGCCAGGCCATATACTAAATCCATATGTATCAAAAGTTTCATCTGCAGGGGCTGCTACTGATTCGGGAGTGATTAAAGAATTTAGTGGCAACAATGTAATTGACGTGCCAGTACCTTCTACAATAAATTCTTGATATTTGTATGCAGGTGATACATTATGTCCACTAAAACTAATCAACATACCATTTAACAAAGAAAATGTAGCAGTAGAGTTAGTAACAGTAAATGTATAAGATGTATTCCCAATAATATCATTATCAACATCAATGTTATCAGAGGAGATATCAATTAATGCCGGACCAGTTGGCAACCAATAGTAATTTTGATAGTTGGTTAATTTATCCCAATCAATTTTAGGATCAAAAGAATAAACATCACTTCTAAATAGTCTGTCAAAATTATCAGCAATGCCGCCCTTAATTGTAATTTCGTTTGCTAAATCATCAATTGATACAACAGTAGTCACATTTAAATTTTTGTCGTATGCAATTAATGCAGGTTCCAATTGATACGCTTGCCTTAAATCGCTGGATTCTTTTATATAAGTATCGCCCAATTTCCAAGTTGGTAATTTTGAAATATCAACATAGGTAGAAGTACTAGTAATATAATTATTTTTAGTAGTAAGAATATACGTTTGAGTATTGGAAATTAAAATACCTTGTTTTGCAAACGGGTCAAAACTTCCTGGTCCAGAATAATACCATTTGCCCCCATTTTGTGTGCTATAAAACACGTGACTAGTATTATTTGGAACACTCTGGGAAGGAAGAATAAGAGGAGTAGTGGGTGGTATGCTGTTTTGTGGGTTAGCAATTCCAAACACTGCCCCAATATCATTAGTGCCCAATCCGTGAACAGTACTTGGGATCATCTCGTAAATGTTTTCTACATATTGGTTAACACCGTCAGAGTACAATGTACATTCGTAATCATATGCAGGAATAACGGGAGTTTGATTTCTCTGGATATAATGCGATCCTTGAAAACGCATTCTAAAATATTTAAAATTTCCAATAGACCCAGTAGCATACCTAATTCCTGGAGTTTCGCCAGTCGATAATGGCTGACCAGACGGACCGTAACCTTCCCATAAATCAGTATATTCTACATATATAGCAGGATACTTTAGTGCTCCAACTGTTAAAGGTGTATACTTTACGTCGCCACCTCCAAATGTCAAATACCCGTTAGTACCAATATATACTTGATTATATATTGTACCAAACATATTCCAATCAAACCCCAAATTATATGGTCCTTGGAAAGCATCGTCAGCATTAAATTGTGCAATTTGTGAAAATTGCCCCTCTTTTCTAGGTGCAACTAATTCTGTTGAAAAATAAGTTCCAGCAATATCTGCTGGTTTAAGCAATGCAACTAATTCATACGAAGAAGTCGTAACAGTTTGAGTAGTAACAACAGATATTACAGGCGGCTCGTATCCAATATAAGAATTCAATTTCTCCAATTGTGGAGGTTGAATCAATTGATCAATCGTACTTGCTAAAAACTTAGAGTTTTTACTAGTTTGAAGATATGAGGGTAGTAAATTTACTGTTTGAATTGTAGCAGTTGACATTATTATTTTCCAGCACTAATATTTAATTGTGCGGCAGTTGCAGCAGAAATAACTTGTATGTTATCTGCCGTAGCACCACTTATGAAAATTTCATTGCTTTGGCAAGTTACTTCGTACAAATTACCAAATCCACTGCTGGCTGGAACAATTACAAAGTTAGTAATATTGGGCGTTAGTAAATTCATTATGTATGTTGACAGCTCGCTAAAATAGAAACTTTTTCCAAAATCCCAATTACTCAATATAAAGAAATTATTAATACCGTTTAATATTTGATTGGTAATATCAGTGTTACTTAAAATGGTGTTGTTACTTACAACTGCTTTAAAAGTTGCTTGTAAATTCTTGTCAGCAGTGGGGCCAAATAAAATTTTATACTGAGCAGGTTGATATATAATTTGATCACTTACTGCTTTGATAGGTTCCAAATCTGCTGCGTAATTACTTTCAAGAGCAAAACTAGTTGGTGGTATTGGTTTAGATCCAACCCCAGTTAGTAGCCAAGTTCTAAATGCATTATCATAATCTGTTGTTAACATATAAACATCAATAATATTGCTCTTGGCAGGATCAATTCTAACTTCTTTACTTGGATTGTGTTGATATTGGAATTTTAATCCACTGCGGCCTGGATATGTATTACCGTTAATAACAACAGTACTGCCAGTGCCAACAATATTATTAAATGCATCTGGATGAGCAATTTGGCTAAACTTACTACTATCCAAATGATTATAAGGGCTCACAAACACAATGGAAGGATCCACATACCCATCTGCTTCAACATCAGCAGAATCAATTTGCCAAGTGTAGTCAATGCCCATAGGCCCATTATTAGGATACAAACTACTAGGGTTTGAATTTACTGATAATACCGTAATTTTATCTTTGACTACCACATTGTTAACATAATCAAAATTTGTATTGGAAGTGTCTACATAAAATCCAGTCTCATTGGCACTTTGAAAAATATATTGAGTATTTTTCACAGATACAGAATAGGATTGATTTGATGGTTCCCACGTAAACAATACTAACCAACTGGCGTCTAATTGTTTATTTGTACCGTCGCCCTCGTAGGTAAAAATATTACCAGCAACTGCTTGACTATTAAGATTTGAATTTTGAATTATAATCCAAGAACGTAGTGTTGAATCAAATCTCAGCCCAAAAGTCTGTTGATTAGCACATAGGTTAACTATGCTAGATTCAAAATTATAATTTAAAATGTTGCTAAAAGGTGGAATAATTTCTACAGGTACTGCGCCATTAGGAACTGAATTGGTGAGTACAATGGGGCCAGAGCCGTCGTTTAATGCCCCAAGGCCGTTATTAGAACCAGAACCAATTACCTGTTGGACAGTGGACCAAATATAACTTATAGTATTATATGCAGGGACTGTAGTAATAGTACCGTCTGGTAAGAAGTACTGAGTTGCTCCGTTTACTGTTTTTGGAGCAGTAAATTTGATTAATGTCCCAGGGCCAATATAATATAAAGAATTAGGCAATGAAGAATATTCTGTCCCCACTGCACTTGGCGCGCCAGCTAGGTTAACAAAATATCCTTGACTTTGGCTAGAAATAGTTTTAACAGTTGTCCAAATAAAATTTAAATCAGATGTAACTGGGGCGTATTTTCTAAAAATATCCAAATAGTATGATTTTAATTCAGGACTGCTAATATATGGTTCTAATTTAGTTTTAACTGCGGCCCAAATATCATTTATTGTATTAAATCTAAATGTAAATCCGTGTGTAGTTGTATTCTTTGCTAAAATACCATCGTCACAAAAAATGTTTGTACTAGAATATTTTCCGCTGACATCACTTAAATCAAAATATTTGCTAATACCGCTACTGATTCTATTAACACTTTTAATTTTAACCACGTTACTGGTATAAGTTAGCGGAGCAATATTATAATCTTCAGCGGTAATCATACGATTTTGCGTATAATATTGCTGAGGTGCATTTTGTCTAATGCTGGCAATTGATTCGGTGCCAGCACTATTACTGACGGTATATTCTAAACTTAATATTAATGTTAAAGATTGATTCAATCCAGATTTGTCAACATATGGTATAGATACAACTACACTGGCCATTTGATTGGGTTTAATGGTATAAGTTAATCCATTACTTTGGCGATAGAAAAACTGGAACCTACCATTGGGCAAATTACCAAAACTACCATCTGCAAAGTTTAAATCAACTTGATCATTGGCCCGTGTAGTAACACTATATACATTACGCAAATTTTGATTTAAACTATTATAGATAACATTATTTCCAGCAATACTTGGTGCTTGAGACCATAGAGAAGTATATCTAAAATTAGAAGACAACTGCCACAACCAAGTATCAGTGTTATTAATACCGTCAACATTGATGCCAACAACTTCGTTAGGTACAGGATTGGTTATGTTAAATCCGCTGGCCGACATTGACCCCTGTTTGAATAACGCAAAAAATCCAGTGTTAGCACTGCCTGCACCTTGATTATCATCCTGATACAGCATTTTAAAATTAGTGCCAGGAATTGGCGTATCTTCATAGACATAATTTTGTCCCTGGAACGTAGCAGGAACTATTTCAAAGTTCATACTGGTTCCATTAATATTCTTTGAAAAACTGTAAATTGGAACGTCTGTATTAGAACTGTTAACAACATACTGCTGAGTAACAATGCCGCCAATAACCGCAGATGCTGACGGTGTTCCATAGGTCATACCGCCTGGCATTGCAGAATTGATAATTGATAAAAATTGTTGATACCAATTGGGATTTGTAGCATCATTCCAAGAAATAGTGGTATTAGATAAGTTAACACCTGTGGAATCAAATACATTAGCAGTAGTTGAAATAGAGGATACCTTTAATAAACCACTAGCTGGTATATTTCTCTTGGGTTTGTAACTAATTAAGTTTGCTAGATTTAGTATGCTATCACGACGTTGTGCAGTTGATATAAAATTTTCACGGGCATTTAAATCAATACGGAAACTTAAATTCTGTCCAATGTATGCAATCAATTCAACTAGTGCAATATACTCACTACTTTCAATAAAGTCATTGAAATCTTCGGGATAGTTTTCTTTTAGATAAGAAATTAATACACGACGAATTGTATTAAAGTCATAACTCTGAAGTTCTGCGTAAGGGAAAGACTGATAAATTTTTACCCAGTCTTGAGTTATAAGTAGTTTTGAATTTGTTGCTGGAATAGTCATATTATTTTATCTATACCGTATTTATTACGGCTATAAACCGTGTACATTATTGTACTGAAAGGCCAACTTGCTGATCAAAAGTCAATGACATATTTGTGGATTGATCGCTTCCAACTAGTTGTATGGTTAATTCAATTAAAAATCCAGCAGTGAAATCAGTAACTTTGATTAGGGTTGGGACTATTCTAGGATCACTATTACAAATTGTCGTTAGGTCTTGTTCAATAATATCATGAATCTCGTCAGTTAACGGCTCCATTATAATATCCCAAATTATTGAACCAAATGCAGGATTCATTAATCGTTCGCCCTTGCGAGTATTAAATTGATTGATTAGATCTTGTTTGATCAAATCTAAATCATATAATTTGGAATTGGTGTTGGCGATATCCACACTGCTAAAACCTACATAAAAATGACCAGTTTTAGGAGGTTGTTTGTATACTGCACGGGCGTTGGTAATTTCGATTGATTTGTATGCCATAATGTATTTATTAGGTTATGCAAGCGCGATTCCGCCGGCCTGTTTATATAACGCTAATGCTGTTCCAATATCTTTTGGATGCTGATTATACGGACTACCTGGTAAACTTGCCCATATTCTATTACATTTATTGACAGCACTCGTAAAATTTCCAGTTTCAATATCATCAATTGCACGGCGACGCTTCAGCAAATATAAACAGGCTTTGTCTTGACTCAATGGGGTGAAGTCTGGGAGATTTAATGCTGCTTGGCATTCTTTCCAAGTTGAATATAAGAACGCATACGCACCTGCGGCAGTTGATATGACTGGCTTACCACTAATTGGTGCAACTATAGGAAGGTTTGGATGATCTTTCCATTGATATGCCTTGTTAGGTTGTCCATCAAAAGATTTATCATATTTGTTTGTTGATACATATGTCGGACTTTCAGGATCAAAAGTTGCCCCAGTCCACATTGTCCTATATCCTAGTGGGCCACTAGTGCCTTCACAACTACGAATCATCCACAAAAATGCTGACAAATTATCAATTTTGGTATCTCCAGTTGACGTTGGTGGATTACCTTGAACATTGGGCGCTTTTGAGTAATCTATAGATGATGCGACGCCCGGTCTAGAAGTTGTACCAAATCCACTACGATTGGTCACATCAGTTGCAGCAGCACTAAACTGAACAGGGTTAATATTTTCATGCTGGCTCCAAGGCTCGTGCATTGGTACACGATTCATTATAGAATCAATATTTTTACCCTTGTAAAAATTACTGTTAGTCCAAGGATAGTCCACAGATGTTCCTGGCAATTCTTGTGTAGGTATTGCAGAAGCAATAGCAGCAGAAGAGGCTTTGGTACCCTCAGTGCCTGGAGCAGAATTAACACTTATAATTACTGCATTTTGAATAATGTTTTCAGTAGCAAGCACATTGATGTCAGTTGACGCAGTTTGATACATTGTAGTTCCTGCTACCAAATTTAAATCTTGTTGAGATGTTATATATAAACTAGTACCTGACAAATGAACAGGACTAGCCGAATCCATTATTAAAGTGCCTTCTGAATGTATATCAGTGTCACCACTAAATGTTAGTGTGCCGTCTCGACCGGCATTTACAATAAAATTATTAGTGACGTCAACTTGCCAGTCACCGCCAGCAGCAATATTAATGTTCCTACCGGCTTCTAAATTAATATCTCGTTCGGCGCGAAAATTAAAATCTGCTTCACTATGTATACTAACACTATCAGCCGCATATATGTCAATTTTCCCACTGCTAGTCATTTCTAACCAGGCAGTGCCGGCCGCGTTGGCGATATAGATTAAATCTTGACTATTATGTAATAAAATTTGATGGCCAGTTCTAGTTCTTATTCTAACTAATTCGTTATTACCGTTTTCATCACCGTCATCCATGACAAATGTGCTACCACCCAATCTACTAATTGGTATCTCCCTACCCTTGCCAGATCCAACAATTCCTTTTCTGCCATTTAGATCAACTGGGCCAGGTGTGCTAATACCGAATGCTGAATTTGCATAAAAAACATCTTTTGGTATAGGTCGACGAGCGCTACTTGATGTAACACCACGAATGTTATCTAGTAACAGGCCCTGTGCCAATAATCTATCTGCAAATGGATGAATTGGTCTAAGAATTTTATCAACATCTGTATTTTTAAGTTTTTCCGTTTTCTTGTTATATTCCGCAACTGGTAAAATTTTTGTGCCGTATTTGTTGACCTGCTCTGATGTCATATTGGTAAGTTCAGATGCAGCAATGCCTGGTACCATATGATTTTGATTTCGATCAGGCACGCAACCTATCCAATAACATTGATTGTAGTTGTTTGCAACAAATATAACCATAACGGTTGTGCCAACATCTGGCGGCACAAACCACATACCATAACTCTTCTGAACATCATTATAATCTTTGGCATTATTGCCTTCATATCTTACAGATGTTGAACCGTAAAAAGGACTCAAGTAGTGTGCTACAATTCTTGCACCAGGATCATTGATATCAGGTGTTGTGCCTCGGAGCAATACTACTTCGAGGCTTCCCATATGTGTGTTGTCAATTACATTGACCACTTCTGCAAGATATGGTCCAGTACTTTGTTTACTAGTTGGACTGCCTGCTATTAAACTAGAAGGAATTTTTCCAATTGCCATATTTGATTACCTTTAACCTTTTTGTATAATATTAGATAACGGGCCAGTAACTGTAGCCACCTTGGCGGAAATTGCGCCCGTTACTTGATTTTCTGCAGAACGTATTGCACCAGTTATTTGATTTCCTGCAGAATTGACTGTTGTTTGTAAATCTGTTACGGCTGCTTGCACTTGAGCAAATGGATTTTTAAGGCCAGCTGCCAAATTAGCATAATCAATAGTTGCTTTAGATATTGGATTGCCGCCTGCTGTAAATCCTTGATATAATGCTGTTTTATCTTGTGGTGCCTGAGGTGGTTTATTCTCAGAGGAAGTAGGCGTGATTACAACACCATCTGATGAGGTTGCTGGATGTGCAGCAGGCGGAGATGAATCATCTCCACGTACATTTAACGGAGCAACAGTACTACTTAGGCCAACTTTAGATCCAGATTTGATGTAGTCGTCAATTGGAGTAGGTACACGAACATATTGTAGTACTTGAGTAAATGCTCCGTTTTTAAATACGTTGTTTACTTCAATGATTTGAAATATACCACTAAAACCAGTCAGTTGTTTATCAATTACTCCCTTAGCCCCAATATCCCCAGGATTGTAAAAATTCAATTGAACATACACATCGCCAGCTAGTGCTGCGGCTTCGCCGTTGCCTGCATATTGTCCTTGTATACTATTGGGCAATATGTAATTATTAGATCCCCCACTAATAAGAAAATAAGGATCTCCTAAAATAGTTATTTCTCCCTCAACTAATGATGTAGGCGAATCCATTAAATTTTGATGAAATATATTCACGTTTGCTAGTATAGCATCACCTGGTGTGGGCGCTGCTTTTGGATTTTCCTCCAATACATATGGCGGGCTTCTCCAGGGTGCAAATGGAATTGCACGAAGGCCAGCTTTAGTTGGAGCTTTGCTAAAAGGTAATTTTGGATTAGTGTTGCCAGTTGCAGCATCGCCCTGCTGAGAACCAGGTTGTTGATCAGCGCCAAGTGTTGGATTTATTACAGAATAATATGCAAAATTAAGATTAATTTTAAAATCTAATACATCAGTATTCAAACCTGTATAGATATAATCGTATTTTCTTAATACAAGTGGTTTAATATCATCTATACTTGTAATATTATTATATTGGCCTGGTACTCTATGGTAAGCAGTTCGAGTAGGAATAACTTGATAAGTCCAAATGACTGAATGACGTCCAGTTAACCAATTTATTTTATCCTTATCCACTGTTTTTTTCAATACTACTCTAAACAGTTTGGCTTGGCGGGCGGCATTGACAAAACTGTCAATGTTTCCTCCATCGTATGATGCTTTAATTAAATCGGTTATATATTTGCTTTTAAAAATTATAGCTTCAATTTTTTCTTTAGTGGGAATTGATGGATCAGATGGTGAAACAAACAGGCGACGAGGGTCTGTTGCAGCCAGTTGTTCAATTTCCTGTGGTTTCATGCTATCAGTACTAAATGTGGGGTCAAATTCATAGGCTGCAATTTCATTGTCAACATTTTCAGAAACTGTACCATTTTCTGCAATAGTTGGAAATTCTACTTTATAAGTATCCCAATTTGGATTACCAATTTGTATAGCAGCGTTTTTGGCCGCTAGGGTCATTTTTTGCATTAAATCTGTTAATTGTGCCTTAACGTTACTGCCCTCTGGGCTCATAGATGTTTTAGCAGTTTCCTCCTCAGTAATTGCACCATATGCGCTGGGAACTGATTTGCAAATATATTTGGTTCCCTCGTGAGTAATTGTTGTTTGTACGTCAAAAATAGTAATAGGAAAAAACCGAATTGCTGGTTGATTGACTGAAGGATCTATAATTGGTACAGGTTTACCTCCCGTATCATCATCTTTATATCCTATAAAATCTACTGCTAACACAAAGTTGCAATCTAAATAACTGTAATAACCCGCCGCTAGGGCCGATGCCTGTAACGCCTCAAAAAAACCAAATGAACTATAGGGCTCAATAACAGTAAAATTAATTTCGTAACCAATGGCAGTGGTAGTTTGTTGATTACTAGCAATTACTGCTTTGATTTCAACATCGTCAATGAACATATCAAATCTGCCAGAACTATTTTTATTATATTCCTGTATGACTTCACTAGTGGTAACAGGTACATAAGACGTCCCAGTTTCTTTTTCTACGGCCTGTTGGGCTGCGTATACTGCTTTTGATTGATCTATTACAATTTGATTAATAGATTCACCAATGGCTTTGGCCAACTTGGGGTTGTTATCTGCAATAGCGGCTGCTTGGGCAGCTCTTTGTGATTGTAAGACTGCATCAAAAGCAGTTATATCTGCACTTGTTGGCGCATTAAGCACCTTATTTTCAGAGTCTTGAACTACATTGTTTGCTTCGGGCCTATTTTTTCCTTTGGAAGACAACACTACATATTTTAAATCGTCAGTGTTTTCAATTTTGTAATTTGCAAAATTATTAAATTGATCAAAAGTTAGAGATGCAATTGTAAAATTATAATTAAATGATCTATATTTGTTCAATACATTTGTGCCAAGTTTAGCTGGGCCAGCTCCCGATGGTGCCGAATTTTCTTGTAAAAACTTGTCTCTATTACCAATTGCAAGTGCCTGTGCAGCCTTTTCATCTTCAATTCTTTTTTGTTCTTCAGGACCCTGTGGCAAAGTTTTTGCAAGAAGTTGGCGCTGCTGGACACTATCCCTTTTATTCAAATTGGTGTTGGCAACTGCTTGTTGTGCTGCGTCATAAGACATTTTGGATATTTCGAGAGGTGTTGAAGTACCTGGTGGAGTATTATAATAATGTATCTTACCAGATGAATCGGTACTTACGGATAAATTAGGACCAGCCATCTTATATTCCTAAACTTGTTTTCATTAGTGTCAACTGAGGCAAGTAAATCTGAACGCCCACAATCATATCAAATACAGGATCTTGTAGTATTGTTGGATTCCTGGCCGAAAATACCCACCATAATTCAACATCATTGTATAGGTGATAGGCCAATAAGTCGGGTCTAAATTCATAAATTTTAGGAATTGTGTATAGTATATCATCAGTTGAAGTAGGCACAGGTCGATAATTTATAACATCAAGATATCCTAGACCTGCTGATGTGGAATAATATGGACTTTTTGAACTGTATTGAGCCATTATAGAAGACCTCGTTTGCGGGTTTCGCCGCCGAACCATTTGGGAACGGTGGCACTAAGCATCTCTTCCCTACTATACATTATTTTACAATTTACAATGATAGTGCTTTTGATAGGAACTAAAGCCTCACCAAAAACATTATCTTGAGCATTTTTTGATAAGGGGTAGTAATCCACATCAGTTGGTAAATCATGCCTGAAACTTGCAATAGAAACAGGAACATTATCCAACATATAATCACCATAAGCTAATAATCTGCAAATTGGCGGCGGAGCACCTCTCAATTCATCACTAAAACCAAATCTTCCTTTAGTCAAAGCCCGTAATAAATGTATGGTGGATAGCAATGCCAATGCATCTCGATCGTTCTGTACTGTAAAAACACCTTGGATACCAATATCACTGATTGAACTGTTTTTGTAAAAATTAAATGTATAATTACTGTGCAAGGGATTTTGAGAAGAATATTCAGCCTTGTATTCAATGCTAATTTGTGGTGTATAAGGAAATATAATTCCCCGTTGTGCCTTACCAGCATTGGTATCAGAATGTTGATAAGACGTTGGAACTTTTATTCTAACTCGTAAATCTTTTTTTCGATTTGATATTATAAAATTAGTATCGAGATTTTTTGCGGGATTGGCCCCTGCGGATACTTTCCCATCAGCGGTTCCCCCACCGCCCACAATACTATTATTAGTACTAGCAGATTGCGAAAAATTCAACGCTGCTGCATCTCCCAATACTGAATTGGCAAAATTGTCCGCATATGCACCCACTACTGGAGCGTTTTCATATTGTTTGGCAATATATTCTTGATATGCACTGGGTTTGAGAGCCATAAATAATTATTCCTTGATACACTATTTAACCTATAAATAATGTGCTAAGATAATAAGATTTGGTTGACACTTGCCAATTCTGTGCTATACTTAAAGACATAGGGAAAATAAAAACAACAATATGACTACAATATCCATCGCACCATCTGGTAGAAAGGTAAAATACTTAAACAATAAAGACTTGTTAGCAGAAATACATCGTAGCAAATGTTCATTCTCAAGTTTTACTCAGCCAGAATATCAACAACACGATATTATTTTATCCAGTTTAGATAAGATTAACATTAGAACAATAGCAGATGCTAAAAGGGCTCAAGCCAAAAGATTAGGCCTACTGGCATTTGCAGCAGCAAGAGCAAGTGGTGACAAGAAAATCAAACTTGCAGAATGTACAGCAGACTATAAAACAATTGCCAAAACGGATATAGTGATCCGTATTATGACATTTGACCATATACCACTTGCTCCAGGGCGTAAGAAAACTGTTAAAAATACTGCCGACAGTCACGACAAAGTAAACTTTCCTCCTTTCCAACATTGGAAGTTTAATGATCAGGACGAATTGATATGCGTGGGCAAGAGTCATTGGAAAGGTTCAGTAGACAAAGGGCACTTTAGCAAGGATCACGGACGCATTACAGAAAATCTTGGCAAGATGTTTATCAAACTAAGTGAACGATATGCCCAACGTAGTAACTGGCGCGGTTATACTTATGTTGATGAAATGAAAGGACAGGCTATCCTACAACTAAGCCACATTGGATTACAGTTTGATGAATCCAAATCAGAAAATCCATTTGCATATTACACAGCGGCAGTGACCAACTCCTTTACTCGTATTCTTAATATTGAGAAAAAGAGTCAAAATATCCGTGATGACTTGTTAGAAGAAGCAGGCTTGACTCCAAGTTTAACTCGTCAAAACAGTCAAGGGTACGCAGAAGAAATTGCTCGACAGGCAGAACTATATAAAAATATGCGTAGACCTAAGAGCGAAACAGTATCTGAAGAAGAAGAAATAGAAAACGAAGATATTTAATTTGACTTCTGTAATACAGACCGCTATACTTAAAATAGGAGAATTTATTAATGAGCCTATTTAAAAAGGTAGCGGTTTTTACCGACCTTCACGTTGGACTTAAATCCAATTCAACAACACATTTAAGAGATTGTGAAGAATTTGTAGACTGGTTTATCAGCGAGGCTAAAAAAGCCAATTGCGAAACTTGTATTTTTATGGGCGACTGGTCGCACAATAGAAATAGTCTCAACTTATTCACCCTCAATACATCAATTAGCCTATTAGAAAAATTAGGCGCAGCATTTGAACAGTTCTTTTGGTTCCCAGGTAACCACGATCTGTTCTACAAAGACAAGCGTGACATTCATTCCAGTGCCTTTGGTCGGCACATTCCAGGTGTCACAATCGTAGATAGTGTTACAACACTTGATGATGTCACCCTTGTACCTTGGCTAGTGGGCGAGGAATGGAAGAATTTAGGTAAAATCAAAAGCAAATATATGTTTGGGCATTTTGAATTGCCCTTATTCTATATGAATGCTATGGTGCAAATGCCCGATCACGGCGAACTAAGCCCGGGACACTTTGTACATCAGGACTATGTGTTTAGTGGACACTTCCACAAACGTCAAAACAAAGAACGAATTTGGTATATTGGCAATGCCTTCCCGCATAATTTTGCAGATTCGTGGGACGATGACCGTGGTATGATGATTTTAGAATGGGGAGGCGAGCCACAATTTGTTAATTGGCCCAACTGTCCCAAGTTCCGTACACTTAAATTAAGCCAACTACTCGATGATACAGACAATATTATGAAGGGTAAGATGCACTTAAAGGTAAATCTGGACATTGATATTACCTTTGAAGAAGCCAACTTCCTAAAAGAAAAGTTTGTGCAAGACTATGATATTAGAGAGATTAGTCTAATCCAAGATAAAGTTAACTTGGATGGTACTGTAGATGAAAACCCCGACAGCCTATTTGAAAGCGTTGATCAAATTGTCACTGACAGTTTAGTTAACTTAGAGAATGGCCAATTTGACAAAAACACACTTTTACAAATTTACAACGACCTATAAGATGTTTGATATCAATAATTTAACCGTAAAGAATTTTATGAGCGTGGGTGCGCAAACCCAAGCCGTGGATTTTAAACAAGAACAACTAACTTTAGTACTGGGCGCCAACTTGGATTTAGGTGGCGACGATACTGGATCACGTAATGGAACAGGTAAAACTACAATTATCAATGCACTAAGTTATGCATTGTATGGACAAGCACTGACTAATATCAAGAAAGAAAACTTGATTAACAAGACTAACGGTAAAAATATGTTAGTCACAGTGGAGTTTGAAAAGAATGGTAACAAATATCGTATTGAGCGCGGGCGTAAACCCAATGTACTTAAACTGTTTGTAAACGATAACCAACTAAAAACTGAAGATTCGGAGGACGACAGTCAGGGAGATAGCCGTGAAACACAAAAGGCCATTGAACAGATGTTGGAAATGTCACATACAATGTTCAAACATCTTGTGGCATTAAACACTTATACCGAGCCGTTCCTAAGTATGCGGGCTGCTGATCAGCGTGAAGTTATCGAGCAACTGCTGGGTATTACATTGCTGAGTGAAAAGGCAGAGATACTAAAAGCATCTGTTAAAACTACAAAAGATAGTATTGTAGAAGAAACTGCTAGGATCGATGCTACCAAACGTGCCAATGATAACATTCAAATCAGCATTAATTCACTTGAATTAAAGAGTAAAGCGTGGGAAAGCAAGAAGGAAACTGACTTGACGTCACTTGTAAACAGTATACAAACCCTAGTTACAGTTGACATTGAACAAGAATTGGCAGCACACGCTCAGTTAAAGGTGTGGGAAGAAAACAATACTAAGATTAATAATCTTAATAAACAAAAATCTACGCTAGAGTCCGCAGTTAGTCAGGCTGACAAAACTGTTAAGAAGTATCAAAAGGAACTGGCCAGTTTAGGTAATAAGACTTGTCACGCTTGTGAACAGGAACTGCACGATCATAAACACGAAGAAATGACTGCAACTGCCAATCAACACTTGGCTGATGCATTAACTTACTTTGATAAAGTCAGTGGAGATTATCTTAAAGTTGTAGAAGAACTGGGTACAGGTGATCAACCTCGCAGACCCATAACATTCTACGACACAGAAGCAGAAGCACTGGGACACAAAAATAATTTAGACAGTTTAGAACGCAAGTTAACTGAGAGAGCAGATGATGTAAACCCATATGCTGAACAAGTTGACGAACTTAAAAAGTCTGCAATACAAGAAATCATTTGGGACACAATTAATAATCTAACAAGTCTTAAGGATCATCAAGAATTCTTGTTGAAACTGTTGACTAACAAAGATAGTTTTGTCCGTAAAAAGATTATTGATCAGAATTTAAGTTACTTGAACAAGCGACTGGGCTACTATATTGACAAGTTGGGTCTACCACATCGTGTTATATTCCAAAACGATTTGAATGTAGAGATTACACAGTTGGGACAAGACTTAGACTTTGATAATTTGTCACGTGGTGAACGTAATCGATTGATTTTGAGTATGAGTTTTGCATTCCGTGATGTATGGGAAGGCCTGTATCAAAGTATTAACTTGCTGTTTATTGATGAATTGGTTGATGCTGGTATGGATAGTGCTGGTGTAGAAAGTGCACTGGCAGTATTAAAGAAAATGGCTCGCGAACGAAACAAGAACATTTACCTAATCTCCCACAAGGACGAGTTGGTAGGTCGTGTTAACAATGTACTTAGGGTAGTAAAAGAAAATGGTTTCACCTCATACTCCACAAGTGAATGAAGAATTGGAACAGTATAAGAAATTATACTCAGAATTTTTAGGCCTAATGATTGAATTGCATAACTACCATACAACGTTCTTGTCTTTTAAAAAGATAAGAAATAACCCTGGTGGTTTATTACGTAGACATATGAGAAGAATGCGTTCCATACAATATGAAATGATTCGTTTGTCAAAACTGGCCGAAGAGACACAACATATTATATCTCCGGCTCCGTTAGGTAGGCCACCTGGTGAGAAAAAACCAAAACCAGTAAAACAGAATGTGGACGTACCAGGATCAAATAGTAAACGAACTTCCCGATGATTGCGCGGGGTTTGTCTATTTGATTACAAATTTGACAAATGGCAGAAAATATATAGGAAAGAAACTCGCAAAGTTTGCGAAGACCACATATAAGACTGTAACATTAAAGAATGGCACAAAGAAAAAGAAGAAAATTCGAAGCAAAATCGAATCTGACTGGCAGGAATATTACGGGTCCAGTCTAGAGTTAACAGCAGATATAGCAAAAATAGGCAAAGAAAATTTCAAAAGAGAGATATTATATTACTGCAAAAGTAAAAGTGAATGTAGTTACATTGAGGCCCGTGAACAATTCGACCGCAAAGTACTTGAATCTACAGACTACTACAATGGACAAATCTCGGTCCGCGTTCATGGCTCCCACATTTTAAAAAAGTAATTCAGGATTGGCTCGCACCGGCTTAGCACGGGTGCCTAGTGACAACCGGATAATAACGGGGACGGAAGACTCACCGCTGAAGTGAGCACTCATCTACTATCCTTAACAGGACGAAGATCGCAAATGCTTGCGGTTTAGATGTTTGAAGATAAAGAATAAGCAAAATGAAGGGATAGTATTCCCTACGTTTATGTATATGTTAGTGTATATACATAAGCCGCCGTCGTATAAAGACGCTGCTCGAGGTACCGGATGACCGCCTCTGTAATGCAGTAACACTAAGTGACATGGTTCAACTCGGATAATGTTTCTTTGCCCTTGTCTGGGCAAAGTGTGAGCGATTAATCTGGATAATATTATTAGTCTTCGACTTAAAATGTTCTGAGCGTGAGCGATAGAACAAATGAGCGAATGCTCATTTCCTTACATAAATAAAATATCAAATTTGGAATACCCATGAAACTTAATGACATTATACTCGAAGATCTATCTCTAGATGAAATAAGCCTTGCAGGTGTTAGCCAAGGAATAGGAAAAGTTGTTGGAAACGTCAAAGGCTCCGTGCAGGGTGCGAAAAATGTTTATCAACAAAGTAGTACTGTGTCTCAAATGCTAACTAAATTTACATATTGGTTAAAACAACACAATAAGACATCAGATAGTGATTCTGTTATTGAATTTCTTAAACAACTGGGATACGGATCTCGTGCTATTGATGCTGCTCGTTCCAAATTACCTACAGAAGTAGATACTACAACATCATCAGCAGCTTCGCAAACACAACAACAAAAATTTAAAAAGGCTGCACAAACTGCTCAAGCAGGTATGACGCCTAAACCTCCAAAAGAGGAACCTGTGCCTCAGAAATTTGGATCTAGAGGTATTCCTGGCATGAATGAAGACAAACTCTCAAAAATACAAGAAAATTCCCCATTAAACAAACAACAACTTAATGATATCTTTTCAGCAGTTGCTCAATCACAACAACAAACTTCTCAACCTGCTGGACAGCCTTCGACTATGGGCAATCAAACAGCATCAAATAGTGTAAGTGGTCAGCCTTCAAACCAAGGCATCCCCTCATTTGATACAGGGGCACAATCGGTATCTACTGGAAATGCTCCTGTAATTAATGCAGAAACAATAGTTGAATATTATAAAGCAACATACAACGATGAAAAAAATGGTCCTGCACTACGTCAATCAATTCGTGACGGATTGGATCGTGCAGACAATGAAGCAAAGGCAGTGGATACTGAAAAGAAAACTATGGAAAATGTAGGGTTCAGTCGTTTCTTAGGAATTGTTCTTTAAAAGAAAGGCAAACCACTTTCCTTTGTGGTTTCCAAATTCTTTTCTACAATTTTGCTGATCAAAGTTCTTTCTTCAACGGTCAGCATATGACTGTCGTTGTAACCAATCCCGCCACGCATAAACCAGCAAATTCTTAATAATTCTTCTTTTAAGGCTCTTGTATTGCTGTCGTATTCTTTTACTATGCGTTCAATACCAGCAGCATCAAGATACAAAAGCCTCATACGAAAAAAGTTGATGCGTCAAAAACTAATGGAATTTCAACTGAGTCGCCTGAAATGCCTTTTTCTCGCATTTCATCAGTTACAGGTACAGTCATTGGTTTGATAGAATTTATATCTTTTAACTTATCTAAATGTTTTTGAATTTTATTAAAAACATCTTTGTCCACATTGTCAATAAAATCTTTAATAAAAGTGGGATTATCTGTACTACCCTGTAATGTGTCAATATGACTAATACTAGCTGATACCATACCCACTGTAGAATTAGTCAGTTTAGCAAAACTTTCTTTAAACATTTTGACTTTTTCATCTTCACTTATTGAATCATTGTTACTCAACTGCATAATTTTTTGAGTTTCAAAACTTTGTAATGCCGATTCAGTTAGTTGTTTATAGTTGAGGGGTTTGACAAATACAGTAAGTTCGCTACTAATTTCTATTGCATTATCCCAGGATATGGATTGAATCAAATTATCTAATACAGTGCGCAGATCAATTTGATAATCCATTACAATATCATTTTTAAATGTCACGGGTGTATCCATCATTTCTCCATATGTTGCAATTCTAATGGCAATAAGCATGGCATCAATGTCAATACTGGGAGCCTGCCAAGCATTTTTTATGCTGGGAATACAGTTTTGTATTACATCAACAACAGCTTGCCCATTCATTAATGCATCTGGTACATTCAATAATAATTCATCTTTGGCAGTCATTGAATATACCGGTAACTGTCCAGTCTCTGGAATTTCAATGCTGCCTTTGGGCCAAAAATTTCCACTGCTGGGTAATCTAAAGTAAATCTTAGGCTGACGCATATACATGGCCAGCGGATTTGAAATAGGCAATGATGCGGCAGACGATGGGAATTGAACATTGGTTGGTTGCACAGAATTTCTCCGAATAAATAACTAGTAGATAAGAATAATCTTTATCTTATACAGTATTTATATACGCAGAAAACTCGGGAAAAACAATGGCAACAGTTACTGGACAAATAGTTGGAGCAGATGGAATTAAGGATGTGTCCCTTAACAATGCTGCTACGGAAGCAACTCTTCGAGCTTTGTTAGCAGCCACTGCTAAAACTGAAGAAGGTATAAAAAGTGCCATGTCGTTGGCCTCCAAAGCAGGACTTGATCCTGCTACTGTGGCACAAGTTGGTCAGGGATTAACCTCTGTAACAACCAACAGTAAACAGGCCGGGGATGAATTATCTAATGCCAAAGAACAAACAAAAGAATTGAAAGTTACTTTCATGTCTTTGATGAGTGTTACTGGAAAATTGATTGAAGGATCTGCAGGCCTTAGCAGTGTTCTAGGATCCATGGCCAGTTTGTTTCCTCAAAGAATTGAGTATGTTCTTAACGCATTTTCAGCCCTTGCCAAATTTCAAGAAACAAGCATAGCATCGTATCGAGAATTAACTTCTGTGGGTGCAAATTTTAGCGGAAGTCTTTATGATATGCGATTGGCTGCTTCAAATTCATACTTGTCGCTAAAAGAATTTACTGAAATTGTAAGAAATAATGGCACTACATTTGCAAAGATGGGCGGTACAGTTGATGACGGAGTTCGCTCATTTGCAATTTTGAATAATTCATTGATTACTAGTGAAGTTGGTTCAAAACTTTTATCTCTGGGATATTCTACTGAAGATGTCAGCAAAGGGATGTTATCATTTATAAATGCTACTGGTGGGAGATCAAAAGAAGAATTATTAAACACTAATGGCATTACCGCAGCAACAGGTGAATATCTTACTGAACTTGATAAACTAACCCAACTTAGTGGTATCAGTAGAAAACAACAAGAAGAAGAACAAAAGAAAGCGGCTGCAAACGCTGCTTATCAACGAGTACTGTCTAATATGACAGAAGAACAAAAAGTTCGCGCTGAAGTAGGTAGGCAGGCAGCGGCAATGTCTGGTATTGCAGGTGCCCAAGATGCATATATGTCAAGGATAGCAGGGCTCCCTCCAATAACTAAAGATGCTAGGCAATTTGTTGGAATATTTGGACAAGCCGCTAACGGTGTATACCAAATGGCGGATCAAGCAAGAAGTGCTACAGGTACTTTGGCAGGCGTAGAACGGGGACTTGGAAATTTTAATGAAGGCGTAGTAGATGGGGTCAATCGAATAGGCACTGCTGGCGATGTGTTATCATATACTAATCAAACTGTTAGCGGCGCCGGATTGCGTGCTATACAATTGCAAAAACAAGGTGCCGACACTGCCGAAGGCAGTGCAAAACAGTTAGAAGCAACTGTTCGTAAACAAATTGCACAAAATAATTCACAGGCTAAAACTGCTGCTGATACTGAATTGGAATTTAAGAAGATAGGCAATACATTGCTGAGCGCATTGTATTATCCTATGCAGGGAATTTCTCTTGTCTTAAAAACAGTTGCTGATAGATTTTACCTAATAGGTGGAGCATTGCTGGCTTTTTATGGCACTTTGAAATACTTACAATTACGCGGAAAAGCAGATTCAGCATTAAGTGCTGGCGCAACAAGTTTTTTAAATAAATTTTCAAGTTTGGGAAGTATTAATAATCCTATGTATGTGATTGTTCTACGTAGTCTTAGTGGAACAGGGGGCAACAGTCTTTCACGAGAAACAGCAAATGGCCGATATCCAGAAAATGCCGCTGAACGTGCGGCAAGACTTGAAGCAGAAGCAAAGGCCGCTGGCGGAAGACGATATAATTCTAAAATAACTCCAGGGGTTATTGCTGGTGCTGGAATAGCTGGTTTAGGACTCGGTATGGGTGCTAATTATTTGAAAGAAAACGATCACCCAACAGCAGGAGCATACACAGATGTCGCATCAAGTGCATTAACTGGTGCAGCGTTGGGTGCAGAATTGGGAACTGTTTTTCCTGTAATTGGAAATCTAGTTGGCGCAGCGGTGGGCGGCGCATTAGGTGCTGGGGTAGGATTATTTCAAAATTGGGATGCAATTGGCGCATCACTAAAAAGTGATAGCAACAAGAAGAAAAAAGAATTAACTCCTGAAGCAGAACTTTTGCAGAAACTGCACGCGGAACAGCAAATTGCAAATGCAATTGCCGATCGTCGATTAAAACAAGCACAAGAACACTACGAAGAGAGTAAAAATAATCCGCAGCAGCCTGTAATAATTAACACTCCTCAAGGGACTGGCAGATCTGCTTACCCTAACGGATTAGGTAGCCGTTGATGAAATATGCTGCCACTGTACTAAGTCTATAAATAACGTATAAGTCGGAGAATCTACTTTGAGTTGGAAAAAATATTTCACGCCTGTTAATTTAGCAGGCAAAATGAGCCCTATCAGTGGCTCTGCCAGTATGAATATGAGTGGCAATAATCCAAGCCGTTCGAATTATAGCAGTTACTTGCCTGACGTTTATGCTGGACATCCCAACAGATTAGAACGTTATGGTCAGTACGATACTATGGATAGCGACAGTGAAGTTAATGCTGCATTTGATATTTTAGCAGAGTTTTGCTGCCAATTAAATGAAGAAAACGGAACTCCATTTCAAATTAAATTTAAAGAACAAGCCACTACAACTGAAATTAAGATCATTAAAAAGTATCTACAACAGTGGTGTAAGTTAAACAAATTCCCTATTCGTATGTTTAAAATCGTACGAAATGCATTTAAGTTTGGTGATAGTTTCTTTGTCCGTGACCCAGAAACACAGGCTTGGATGTATGTAGATCCGGCTAAAGTAGATAAAATTATTGTAAACGAATCAGAAGGCAAAAAGCCTGAACAATATATGATTCGTGATTTTAATCCTAACTTTGAAGCATTGAGTACAACTGCTATTCAACCTAGTAATCAAAGTGGTGGCGGTAGTCAGTTCGGAGGCGCATATAGCAGTGGCCAAGGCGGCGCAGGCGGCGGCAGAGGAATGACTGGTTCATTTCCAACAACTGCTGCTGGTGGCAGATTTGCTGAAAATCAAAATCAATATGCTATTGATGCACGCCACGTTATTCATATCTCTATGAGTGAAGGCTTGGACAACAACTATCCATTTGGTAATAGTTTGATGGAAAGTATCTTCAAAGTATTCAAACAAAAAGAATTGTTAGAAGATGCTATTCTAATCTATCGTATACAACGTGCGCCAGAGCGTAGAATTTTCCATATTGATGTGGGCAATATGCCCAGTCACTTGGCAATGAGCTTTGTTGAGCGTGTAAAAAATGAAATTAACCAACGCCGTATTCCCAGTATGGGCGGCGGCGGTCAAAGTTTAATTGACGCTAGTTATAATCCATTAAGTATCAACGAAGATTATTTCTTCCCACGTACTGCTGAAGGCCGAGGTAGTGATGTTACATTGCTACAAGGTGGACAAAACTTAGGAGAAATTGATGACCTTCGTTATTTTACTAATAAGTTATTTAGGGCTCTTCGTATCCCTAGTAGTTACTTACCAACTGGCAGCGACGATGGAGGAAGCAACTTTAATGACGGACGAGTTGGAACAGCCTTTATTCAGGAATTACGTTTCAACAAATATTGCGAGCGACTACAATCATTAATTAACGAGCCCTTTGACACTGAATTCAAATTGTACATTCATAGCAAAGGAATCAACGTTGACAGCAACATATTTGATATCAAGTTTAATCCTCCGCAAAACTTTGCATCCTATAGACAAGCGGAAATGGATACCGCTCGTGTTAATACTTTTAACACTATGGTTGCTGTACCTTTCGTCAGTAAACGTTTTGCTTTGGAACGATTCTTGGGATTAACAAGAGAAGAAATTGCACAAAACGAAACACAGTGGAAAGAAGAAAATGTTGACGAAGATCAATATCTAAGTGCTTCAAGTGAACTTCGTAGTGCAGGTATCACTGCCAACAATATGGCTGGAGATATTGGCGGATTAAGTGCACCCACTCCAGAAGAAAATATGGCAGGGGACGAGGGAGATGAAGGTGCAAGCCCGGTGCCAACTGCTGGCGGAAGCCCAGGTGCTGCACCTGGCGGCGAAGGCGCTCCTGCATAAATACTCGTATGATACTAAGAGAATTCCTTTATTTTGACAGAGATCAAGCAGGTCCAGAAGAAGATAATCGCTATCAAAGCCAACACGATACCAGTATTCTTAAACAAAAAGATTTAAGAAAGACTCGTTTGACTTTAAAAATGATTAACGATATTCGTAAGGCTAGTGAGGCTCATGATAAAGAACATAGGGAAGAACTTGGTTTAGTTAGAAAAATGTATGCTGCTCCTCCTCCTGAAGCAGCACAAATGTAATAAGGATAATTATGGATACTAATCAATATATGATTGACACTGCTCTACCTGGAGTATTTTTTGATATTGGCGCAAGTGTAGGTTATTATACTCCCCGCATGGCAACAAAAGCTACAAAAGTTTATGCATTTGAACCTTCCAAGCTGACTTACGGAACTTTAGTAAATGCCGTAACTGGTTTAGATAATGTTGTTACAGAAAAAATTGCAGTATCAAACAGCAATAGTAAAGTAAAGTTATACGGTCCAAAATATGAAGTAGGATCAGATTGGGGAGGATTTACTATAAATTTAGGTCTTGTTAATGTAAGTACAACTCACGAATCTGAAAATTATGAAGAAGTTGATACAATCACAATAGACGAATATTGTGCTATCCATAATATAACAAATATTACTGGAATGAAAATTGATGTAGAAACTGCTGAACAATATGTATTAGAAGGTGCTCAAGAAACTTTAAAAAATAATAATATTTTAATATCTTTAGAAACACATCATCCAATTGATTTGATAGAAGTATATAAATTAATAGTTCAAGTAGGGTATTCGGTCTATTTAAATGGCGATCAATTAGTTGATCAACTTCATTATGATAGACAATACATTTGTCGTAAATAACGTATACTATTACTCGTACTTTATAAAACTAAATATTTTTAACAAAAAACAGTCAATATAGAGTTAAACTCTGTCACTTTAAGGCCAAAACCCCCGGTTTTCAGCCTATTACGCACACGGAATTCTTCTACCGTGTAAATACAACACAGCCTTGCCGCTACCCTTATAGGAGAAATTAATATTATGTCAACAAAATTTGAACAATTGTTAGACTTTCTAGTCAACGAAGATCATGAAAAAGCAAATGAACTTTTCCACGAAATCGTTGTAGAGAAGTCTAGAGAGATTTATGAAAACCTTATCGCTGAAGAAGAAGCAGATGAGGACATGGACGAGTCCATGGATGACGAAGAAAGAGAAATGGATGAGTCTAAAGAAGAAGACGACGAAGATCAACAAGACGAAAGTATGGATCTAGAAGATTCATATATGATGGATGCTGATGAAACAGGTGATGCCACAGATGACTTTGGTGGAGAAATTTCCGCCGACGGCGACAACTTTGATGCTCCAGAACACGATGGTATGGATGATGAACACGATCATGAAGGTCAAGAAGACACTGCGATCATGGACATTAAGAATGCTATTGAAGAACTAGAAGCTGCGTTTGCTGAATTAGAACGTGCTCAAGGCGGCGAAGAAGCTGAAATGGGTATGGATGGTGAAGAACACGGCGAAGAAGAATTTGGCGACGAAGAAGATGAAGACGAAGGAATGGGCTTCATGGAAGGTCGTCGTATGACACGTGAGTACGTTGAGAAAGTTGGCCATAACTATGGTACTGCTCAAAAGACTGACGGTGATGACGCAGGTGCCGGAACTGGCGAACGCCAAAGCAAGCCATCCGCAGGTAAGAGCCCAGTTAGTTCTGGTAAAGGCAAGCCTACAACAGGCGCCAATGCTGGTAACATCCTAGGTGGAAAAGGTACTGCTGAAGGTACTAACACTGGAACAACTCCTCCAAAAGTAAGCAAAGGCATTAACCCAGAAAAGGGTGAGCAGTTTACTGGTAAAGAGTGGGAAGCTAACAGCAAGCCAGGTGCTCATACTAAAGGTTATGCTAAGAAAGAAACAGGCTGGCCACAAGGTGGAAAGACTGCCGGCCCAGTAGGTTCTGGTACAGGTGACAAAGCTGGACAGACAAGTATTGATCCAGCTACCAAGCGTCAGTTTTTACCACAGCACACAAAATAATTAGAGAAACAGGATGAAATATTCTTACTTACGTGAACATCTTAGCTTTGATCAATCTGGCATCGTTATGGAGTCGGATGACAAAGATGGCAAAAATCTTTATCTAAAAGGTATTGCCATTCAAGGTGGCATACGTAATGCAAATCAAAGAATCTACCCAGTAGATGAAATTGATCGTGCAGTTAGTACACTAATGGACCAAATTAAAAATGGTTATAGTGTATTAGGTGAAGTGGATCATCCTGATGATTTAAAGGTGAATTTGGACCGCGTATCCCATATGATTACTCAAATGTGGATGGAAGGTCCTAATGGATATGGAAAGATGAAAATCCTTCCTACTCCAATGGGTAACTTAGTACGTACTATGCTCGAAGCAGGTGTAAAACTTGGCGTAAGTTCTCGTGGTAGTGGCAATGTTAACGACATGAACGGCCATGTATCCGATTTCGAGATTATCACAGTAGACGTAGTTGCTCAACCAAGCGCACCCGGAGCATACCCTACACCAGTTTACGAACATTTAATGAATGCTCGTGGCGGTGCTAGGGCTTTCCGTGTAGCACAAGAAGTAAAAGAAGATCCAAAGGCCCAGAAATATCTTCAAGAGAGTCTCTTGAATATTATTAAAGGTCTAAATTAAGCCCGAGGAGAAAACAATGTTGGACGCATTCAAACAATTAGTTGAGTCAGGCGTAATGACAGAAGAGACAACTCAAGTTGTTGAAGCTGCATTTGCGACTAAAATTCAAGAAACACGCGACCAAGTAACAGCTGAACTTCGTGAAGAGTTTGCACAAAAATACAATCATGATAAAACCATGATGGTAGAAGCAATCGACAAGATGTTAAGTGACCGCTTGACCGCTGAGATGGGAGAATTGCATGAAGACAAAAAAGCACTAGCTGAAGCAAAGCAAGCATACAAACAACGTATTGCTGAAGATGCTAAAAAGTTAGAAGGTTTTGTTATCAAGCAGTTAGGAAAAGAATTAGTTGAATTTCAAAGTGACCGTCAAAAAGTCAGCGAGAATTTTGGCAAGTTAGAGCAATTCGTAGTTCACGCTCTAGCTAAAGAGATCAGTGAATTTGCCACAGACAAACGTGATCTAGCTGAAACGAAAGTTAAGTTAGTCCGCGAAGCTAAAAGCAAGTTTGGTGAAATTAAGCAGAGTTTCATTCAACGTGCCGCTAAGGTTGTTGAAAGCACGGTTACTAAGAAGTTGACAACTGAAATCAAGCAATTGAAAGAAGACATCGACGGCGCACGTAATAATGACTTTGGTCGTAAGATTTATGAAGCATTTGCACAAGAATTTGCTGGTTCTTACTTAAATGAAAAATCTGAAACAAGTAAATTGTTACAGATTATCAAACGTAAGGAACAAGAATTAGCAGAAGCAAAACAGGTCGTAGCAGAAAAAGCAAACCTTGTTGAATCAGTAAAACGTGATCTTCGCGTTACTAAAGATTTGATGGAACGCAAAGCTGTTATGAGCGAGTTGTTGGCTCCATTAGGTGCCGATAAGAGAGAGATTATGAAAGAACTTTTGGAGTCTGTACAGACACAAAAACTTAATGAATCTTTCGACAAATACCTACCAGCAGTGATGGAAGGACAATCACATAGAACTAGCCCTAAAAAGACTATGCTAAGTGAAGGTGCTGCCGTAACTGGAAATCGTGAATCAAATAAAGCCGAGGTAGGCTCAGTAGACAACATTTTAGATATCCGCAAATTGGCGGGTTTAAAATAATTTATATTCAAGGAGACAAATAAAATGTCACAACTATTAAATGAAAGATGGTCAGAGACCAAAGACGCTCTGCTTGAAGGCCTATCTGGTACTCGTCGTGCAAGCATGAATGTATGCTTAGAAAACACACGTAAGTATTTGGCTGAAAGCGCAACCTCTGGTGGTACTTCCGCTGGTAACATTGCAACACTTAACCGTGTTATTCTTCCTGTTATCCGTCGTGTTATGCCAACAGTTATCGCCAACGAAATCATCGGCGTTCAGCCAATGACTGGTCCAGTTGGTCAAATTCACACTCTACGTGTTCGCTACGCTGATACCGCAGCTAACGTTGTAGCTGGTGAAGAAGCATTGAGCCCATTCAAGATTGCTCAAGCATATTCTGGTAACGCCAATGATGGCAATCCAGGTGCTGCTTCTACAAGTGCACTTGAAGGAACTCCTGGTAACAGAATGAGCATCCAAATCTTGAAAGCACCAGTTGAAGCTAAGTCTCGTAAACTAAGCGCTCGCTGGACTTTTGAAGCTGCTCAAGATGCACAAGCCCAACAAGGTATTGACATCGAAGCAGAAATCATGGCTGCTTTAGCACAAGAAATTACTGCTGAAATCGACCAAGAAATCTTGTACAGTCTACGTAGCTTGGCTACAGTTGATCAAACTTATGATCAATCTTTAGTTAGCGGTACTGCTACATTCGTCGGTGACGAGCACGCTGCTCTAGCTATCCAAATCAACCGTGTTGCTAACTTAATTGCTCAGCGTACACGTCGTGGTGCTGGTAACTGGGCTGTTGTTTCTAACCAAGCATTGACAATTCTACAATCTGCTACTACTAGCGCTTTTGCTCGTACTACAGAAGGTACATTCGAAGCTCCAACTAACACCAAGTTTGTTGGTACATTGAATGGCGCTATGAAGATTTATGTTGACGCTTACTTGAACGACCTAGGCAACGACAGCAACCAAGTATTGGTTGGATACAAAGGTACTAGCGAAGCAGATGCTGCTGCGTTCTATTGCCCATACATTCCGTTGATGAGTTCCGGTGTTGTTCTTGACCCAGCTACCTTCGAACCAGTTGTTGGCTTCCTAACCCGTTATGGATATGTGGAACTCAATAATACTGCTAGTTCTTTAGGTAACGCTGCTGACTACCTAAGCAAAGTTCAAATTAACTCTGCTACAGTTAGCTTCCAGTAATCTATTAATTAGACTTACTAAAAACAAAAACCCTCTTCGGAGGGTTTTTTGTTGACTAAAATAATATACAACATAAATATAGAGTACGATTTACATTGGGTAAATCTTATGCGGAAATCCAACCGCGTATGACCTAAAACGTCATAATTTCTTAAGGAGAAAATAAAATGGGACGTCCTTTAAATAAAAAATATTTTGGTAATCGCAACATTGGTACCGGTGGTGCCCAAGGCGTTACTAAAGACGGAAACGGCAATATTACCAGACGCGGCGGAGATGACGGCATCGGCGGCGAAGGTGTTGCTAACGTCGACTTTGGCAGCGGTAATATTGGTTCTTACTTAGCACGTATTCCAGCAGTTACATTTTCTACACCTGATATTCCGGGCGGAGTACAAGCCACAGGTTCAGTAACTCATGTTCAAGCAACAACAGCAACAGTGTGGGCAGCAGGTCAAGGATATCAAGTTGGCGATATTTTTAGTATCGCAGGCACAGGCACCACGGCAACTTTCCGCGTAACAAGTTTACGTGTTCAATCATTCTTAGTTGACCCTTCAAAAGATACCGAAGGTGAAGGTAATAACAACTACGATGGCACAGAATCTATTGTACTTGATAGTTACAATAGCAACGGTGGTAACAGCACAAACTGGGCAAGCCCATTTAGAATTTTCCCAGCAACAACAGGCACAACCGCAGGCAATGATCATTCGTTTATTAGTGGAACAGTGGCCGCTAGCGGACGTTGGACAGGTACAGGCACTCCTCCAGCATACTTTGACCTAACAAGTGATAACACACGTAGTACAGCAGGTGCTGACGGTCAGCACAATGGTTATCCAGCATACGGACAAGGTTCTGGTGATACAAACGGTTCCGGCGCTCGTATTAATGTTGTATGGGGCATTGGTGACATTGAACTAGTAACAGCAGGTGACTACACAGCAGTTAGTCCAGCACACGTATCAGTAACTAGAGTATCTGGTGCAACTCCAAGTGTTGCTGCTCAGATGGATGTATACTACGGTGTTAAGACTGTTGAAATTGCACAAAAAGGTTCTGGTTATACTACTGTAGCAGACGCACTTCCAACATTCTCAACAGTGTCTGGTAGCGAAGTTCGCGCAACAGGCGCCGCAGTATTAACAACTGACAGTGGCGGCTTCTTAGGTTCTGGTAATAATGTAGGTACTGATCAAAATGCTGCAACTAATCAAGAAAATGCTATTATCATCTATGCCAATACAACTGGTGCTGGCGCAAAGATTGGTGATATTATCAAGCAAAAAGGTAGCAGCCGTTATCAAGTTCGTACCGCAGACGGTATTGCTACAGTTAAATTAGTCGCTAGTAATAGTCCAGCTGTTGGCGAAGCATATATTACTGCTACTGACCATACTACTACTGCAAACTATTGGGTTACTAAACTAACTACACACCGTGCAACAGTTTATCCAAAAGGTGATGGTACTCCTGATTTCCCATTAGGCGGTCCATTGGGCAACGAACCGCAGCACGTTGGTTGGACATTTGGCACTGCCACTGCTCCATCTACCGGCGTACTTGGCACTGTAAAAATCCAAAACGCTTAATAGTTTGACGATTATAAAAAGGCTCTTCGGAGCCTTTTTTCATTTAATGCATAGTAAATAATTTAGGTAAATACAGGATGACTACTACGTTGTCCCGTCCTTCCACTATCAGACAATATGCCGAAGCAGAACAAAATATTGCTTGGCAAGATGTAAATTTTGCATATCTTTCTTCTGATCCGTTGGCTAATATAGAAACAGTGGCACCGTTATATCATATTGCACGTAGTCCAAAACTTGACCTAACTTATAAGACTTGGTATTTAGAATGTACCGGTTTTAATTTTAATAATTTGCCTGATGTTATAACAGGTATATCAGCAATAATTATTATGGACCGCGGTGGCAGAATTGTAGATGATACTATTCAACTTACGTATCAAGGGGAGTTGATTGGTAACAATAAACCAGCAGGCATTATAGATCCTAGATCAGGAGCAAGTTTATTAGCACCAATTACTAATTATGGCGGAGTATCCGACAATTGGGGTGTTAAAAATTTAACAAGAGAGACGATTAGTGATCCAAGTTTTGGAATTACAGTGAGGTATCAAAGTCATCCTCATTGGCCACATAAAACTGTGCCCTCTTTGAAGTCAATTCAACTTCAGATCACATAATCCAATAAATACTCTAAAGGAATATAAAATGGCAGGAAGAACATCAGGTACAACCCAAAGACCACCAAGTAGCGGTCCATTGCCAGCTCCGCAGCCGGGAAATAATCCAGGGTCTATTAATATTGTTAACACCAGTATTTTTATTACTGGGCAAACTGTTATCAACGGCTATACTAGTTTTCCAAATGGTCAAAACGTTGGATCTATTTGTAATCCATATGCAAAAAGTTATGTCAACGGGTCATTAACAGTTGGCGGCACTGTAGTATCAGTTATTGATGGTTATGGTTTGCCACCAGGCGGTACGGCTCTGTTTAGTACAACTGTTGAGAGGCAAGAAGCTTCTACATATTTTGCTGGTGGAGTTGGAATTGAACAAGATTTGTCTGTAGGTGGAATTATTTACGGCAGAATTAGTCAAGCATCCACTGCCACAACTAGTTCGCAATTATTGGTATTATCCACTGATGTAAATGATGAATTTTATCCAGCATTTACAAATAAATTAATTCCCCATAACGGCAGCACTGGGGCACAAAATTTACAAGATTTAGGATTTAATTATCTTTACGGAGATGCTATTGGCGTAACTGATGTACCGCTAGATGCACGTACACATATTACATATAATCCTAGTTTAGGAAGATTAACTCTTAATAACTTACATATTACATCTACGGCAACAACTACTGCGACAAACAGCGGATCAGTAATTATTGATGGCGGTGTTGGAATTGCCAAAGATGTTTACGTAGGCGGCGGCGTATATCCAGGCAATACAGCTACTGGAACAATTGGTAGTTCTAGTGCTACTTGGGCGACCAGCTATCTAAATAAAATTTACACTCAATTCCTTGGCAATAGTTCAGGAAATATCAACGTATCACCTAACAACGGTATCGCTTATCCTGATACAGGCAATGGTGGCGTCCTTGATATTTTTGGTGAGATTCGTGCTCGCGGTTCTAATCCAATTGGTACTGCGCCAGTTGTTACAAACATCCTATACGTTACAATGGACGGCGACGACACTAATGATGGCCGAGCACAAGATGCTAGCCGTGCTTGCCGTACTATTACAGGTGCAATTAACAGTCCTTACTATCAATCAGGCACACAAATTCGTGTTGCACCAGGTCACTATTTAGAAAATAATCCAATTCAATTAAAGCCATACACAAGTATCGTAGGTTCTGATCTACGTACAACTGGAGTTGAACCTATCAACAAAACACAAGACTTGTTCCATATGAATAGCGGATGTTATTTGGCATTTATGCAATTCTTAAATGGTCGTAGCGGTTTACTACCAGGACAATATGCTAATGGATTTAATAGAGGTGCTTATGCTACGGCGTTCCCTCCATTGCCAGAAGGACAACGGATTGATTTATTCCACAGTCCTTATATTCAAAACTGTACAAACGTATCTGGTCCTTGGTTAAATGATGGCACAATGTTTGTGCCTGATGAAACTGTGCAAGTTCCTTTTGCGGTAGGAACAGGGACTTGGGTTGCAAATACAACTTCAATTGTTGTAAACTTTAATAATTTACCAATTAATGGGTTTATTAATACAGGACGTACAAATAGTAGTAGTACTCAATATACTGGTTCATTGCAAACATTAACAAATTATATAACTGTGCTTGCAACATCTTCTGAACTGTTAGGAATAACAAATCCTAACTTGTATGATACATACATTATGGATGATACTCAAGATCGTTGGGTATATACTAATGCCACTGGTATACAGTTAGGACAAAGTATTGATAGTGGGCATCAAAATCCTGGATTCTTTAATGCTCGTACATTAATGTTAGCCAACAAGCCATTCTTGCAATGGCAAGTTGTTTCTTATTTGAATCAAACTTATCCAACATTAGTTTATGATCAAGCATTATTCTATAGAGATGTTGGAATTTTAGTTGAAAATGTTTCATATGATGTTGCATTTGGCGGAAACGAAAAAAGCATTGAAGTAGGAAAGTCATATTTTGACGGTGTTGTTAGTTTAATTGCTGGTCGAGAAATTCAAACAACCAATGCTATCAACTATTTAAATTCATTACTTCAAAAAGTAGTTGTCAATACTACCTGTACAGTATTATTACCAGTTGAAAATTTACCATCTATTAATCAAGTTAGAAATACTGTAATGATAGGCGGTGCAGTTGCAGTACCTAGCATTGATAATTTGTTTAATATTATTACTACCATTATTAATAATGGGCCATCTGCTGCCCCTGCAATTTATAATAGTCAAGGTCCTGATGCAGCTTATGTTAGTGCTGAAATATTATTGCAAGCTAATCGAACATTTATTCAAGAAAATACTATTAATTATATAAATCAAAATTTAATTAGTGGCGGACCAGGTTATCTCCCATACAACCAAATTAAATGTGCAAGAGACACGGGTATTATCGTTGATAGTATTGCTTCTGATTTACTATATTCAACATCAACGTATAGTCAAATGACATTTGCAGGTAAACAATATTTTACCAAGGGCGGATATGTGTCTCCTGCCTACAGCAGTGGACTTACTACAGCTACTGCTGCGGTTTCATATTTGCAAAAGATTGCTGTTAAAATAATACAAAATGTTACTTCTGCTACTGATGCACTTTTAGGATTCCCACGTTACTCTAATTCTGTGCAAAATACTGGAAATCAATCTGCTACTGTTGCTGAAGTTGCAATTCTAAATAGCGAGTTTAGTATTATTACAAGCATTTTGAGTGGAAATACTACTGGTTGGACTGATCATATTATACCTAACGGAAAACCAAGCAATTTGTATAATGTAAAAGATGCGTACAGTTCATTATTAGCAAATGTGGGATATATGCAAGATGAAGTTATTGCATATATTGATTCGTTAAATCCCAGTTTCTTAGATGAAAACAACGCTAGAACAACTTATCGTAGAGATCTAGGTTATGTTGTTAATAGTGTAGCATTTGACTTATTACACGGCGGAAATCGTCAAGCAATTCAAAGTGGTTTAAGTTATTATTCACAAGATCCTGGTAGTAGTTATATTCCTGGCGAAACTCCAGCCACTGTGGCTGCATTTAGTTTCTTAAATACAGTTATTAATACTATCGTAACATCTAATGTCTATTCCTATGTTCCTTTGCAAGCAAAAGTATCGCCAATAACAAATTTACCTTTGGCAAATTCAAGTGTAGTTCCTTTAATCAATAAAGGTATATCTACACTAACTAATATCCTGCTTAATGGTCCAGATGGATATGTTTATACTCCAATTAATTTGACCGCAGATACCAATATCAATGTTATTAATGCATACAATATTATTGAAGCTAACAAATCATTTTTAGTTGCAGAGACTTTGGCATATATTAATAATACCTATAATACTGGTACATTCTATTATGATCAAGGTTATTGCTATCGAGATGTTGGATTAATGGTGGATGCTGTTAGTCAAGATATTTTATTGGGCGGAAATCAGAAGAGTATTGAAGCAGGTTTGGCCTATTGGAATCAAGGCTATAATTATATTGCTGACGAATTAACAACTACTACTGCGGCTATATCATATATTAGTGCAATTAGTCAACAAATTATTGCAAATACGCCAGTTACTCCTCAAATTGGAACAATTTCAACTCAGACTATTAACACTTTCTTCAGCTATGGCGGCAATTATATGCCACAACAAGCCGTAGCTCGAAATTATGGAATTATTAGTAATATCATCAACAATGGTGTATCTGCCGCACCCCCAGTATATGCTGGAAGCGGATTGTATGCTTTGACTGGCATAAACGGACTCGATGTCAAATTTAGTCCGGTTGTTACTTATATTGGAACGTTGAGTAGTACACAGTACCTAATAGGCTTAAATCAACCTACAATAGGTTTTGGAAATAACGCAAGTTTATACTTTGGCGATACTCATGTGTACCCATTACAAGATTTACAAGTTAACAAATTGAGTTTACAGCAAACTGGTAGTGAGTCATCTTGGGATCAGCGTAAAGTTGATCCAATTGGTGGTATGGGCGGATCATTAGTAGACGGTGCTGTTATCAGCGACCGTAGTCCTATCCAGTCGTTTGTTTATGATGCGTTTACACAATTAACACAAGGCGGCGTTGGCATTCATATTACCAACAATGGCTATGCACAGTTAGTTTCTGTGTTCACAATTTTCTCATCAGTGGGTGTACAAGTTGACAACGGTGGCATTGCTAGTATTGTTAACAGTAATGCCAACTTTGGAGATTTATGTTTAGTTGCTAAAGGTTATGGTAAACGAGCATTTAGTGGAACTGTTTATAATCCTCTGTTTAGAGCTTATCCGTTTAATCCATTAGTTGCAGGGGATACTAATAGCGGTTTGGATCAATATTATCCAAATGGATATTGGCCGAATAGAGGCACTGTTGAAGTATTTGTACCTGATACTGCTAATAGGCCTCATATTAGTTTGGTCATGGAAGTTGTGCCCCCTGATCATTATTTAAGTGAGTATAACAGTCCTGAACTAGCAGCCAATGGTGTTGTATTAGAAGGATTTTTAAATGCCAAACCTAATACAGGAACATTAGTTGCAGGTACTATTAATCTTGTGGACATTGATACGACAGACGTTTATATCAATAACAAACTCTATATAGTGGATCAATTTGGATATCCTTACGATCACTTTAGTTATTTGCACGATGATTTTGGAAATCCTGTTGATACGCACGGAAATTCCACGTCCACTTACTATACAAATCCTGCACAAGGCATTTGGTATTGTGCTACAGGTACTTATGTAACTGATATTAATTTTAATAGTATTTCTTTAAATCACCCATTGACTAGCGGTGCTAATTTTTCGTTCAACAACGGATATTTTACTTTGTATTTCTGTGGAAACGCCTATTATACAGTACAAACTAGCACAGTGGCTGATAATCCGTACAAGTTAGGCACTAATATTTTAACAGCAAATAATGATCCAAAATATCAAGGTCCAGCAGTAAGCCAAATTACTCAACACGCAGATGCATTGCGCCGTATGAATTTAACAATTGATAGTATTATTAATAATACTGCAATTGACAGAAGTGCTGGTAATACTGTTACTCAAACATTTGAATCTAACTTTGGATCAACAGGTGCGTTAGCAAAAGATTTTATTGATTTGAGATTTGGATATTTGACAGCAATTATCACAGCTACTAATATCAATGCAGCACTAAGTGTAGTTCCATCTAATGCAATTACACAAAATGGCGTAATTCCAAACGGTGCAGCTGATGCTATTACATTGATTAGGGAAAATATACTTCTAATTGGTGCTGAAGTATACGCATACACACAGGCCACATACCCTGGACTTTTAGACGGAAGTAATAGTACTGGTCAAAAGTTAAAATGTCAGCGAGATGTAGAACTAATTTGCCAACAGTTGATCTATGATTTAGAAACTGGCGGTAATTATAACATGATTTACTCTGGGTTAAGTTACTGGAGTCGACCTGGGACATATCACATTGTTGAATTAGGAGAGGCAGTTACAGATACTGAACTATTCAAAGACGGCTCCACTGTTAATTTCTATCAAAGAAGTTATATCAGTGCAAGTGGTTATGTGTTTGAATATGTTGGAGCCGGCAGTAACTACGGAGCATTGCCTCAGGTAGGACAGTCTGACCCAGTTCAGAAACGTGAAACTGTTCAGTTGAACAGCGGAAAGGTATTTTTTACCAGCACTGATCAAAACGGTGATTTTAGAATTGGTCCAAATCTAGTTATTAGTCAAGCTACTGGTGTTATATCAGGAAGAACATTTACACAATCACTATTTGCCAATATGACACCGTTCATATTGGCTATTGAAGCTCTATAAAGGATAAAAAATGGCACAATTACCATTAAACACATTTAAAACTAAAACTGCAAAACTGCAAAGTACTTGGAAAAGTGGCTCAACGGCCACTGTTTATACTGCGCCTATTGGAACTACGGCAATTATTTTGATGGCACAAGTATCAAATTTGGATACTGCGACCCATTACGTTAGTTTTAGTCATTTTAGAAATCGTCCAATTTTGGCTGACGCACAAGGTAATGGTGGTCAAACAGCACAAACTACCAGTACCTTAGTATTGAACTATGCTATTCCATCTGCTGATGCTGGTAGTCCATTAACTGGTAAATTGATTGTTGAACAGTTGGACAGTATTCAAGCCTACGCCGATGTTAATGGACAATTACAGTTGGTATTGAGTATATTAGAAACTGCCAACGCATAATAGGATAACACAATGCCATCATTATTAAGCGGATCAAAACTTAACAAAAGTTCGCCAACAGACTATGCAAATGTAGGTACTCTTCAATACAAACTTGGCCCAACCCCAACGACAAGTACTGGTTATACATTAATTACTGATTCAAATTCAAAAGCCACCTTTGTTAGTAGTTTAGGTGATCTACAATTTACTTCAAGTACCATATATAGCAATGTTCCTTCTCATAGTATTCAATTATTAGGTACAGGAACTAGTACAGTTATTGTTTCTGGCTCGCAAGCTAACACCAGTACCAATACTGGAGTATTAGTTGTTCAGGGCGGTATTGGTATTGCAGACGGTTTGTACACTGGTAAAGACATTTATGTCAATGGGTTACAAATTGGACAAGGGTATCAAGGATATAACAATATTGTAATGCGTGGAGTTGCTAGTACGCAGGGTCAAACAATAGCTGACGGGGAAAATAGCATTGCCATTGGTTATAATACACTAGCTGGTATCAACAAATCTTTAAACACAATTGCTCTTGGCAGTTATGCATTGGGAACAGGGACTAATCTTGTTAATACTATTGCTATTGGTAACAACAGTTTACAATCAGCTGGTACAATTAAATCGGTATTAATAGGAAATATTTCTGCTATTGCAACAGGTACTACTACATTAGTCACCGTTGCGGGCCACGGATTATCTACTGGAACTGAAGTAGTTATTAATAATGTAGTTGGGACTACGGAGTTAAATGGAAACCATTATCTTGTAAATATTGTTAATAATAATACGCTTGAATTATTCTCAATCTATGATCCAAATTTAGTAACACCAATTCGTACTACCCACTCATATGTTAATAGTGGTACTGTGTCAAGAACGTGGACTACTGAAAACAATATTGCTATTGGTACTGGAGCAGCTTCAAAATTTTATGAAGGCGTCAGTAATTTCTTTATAGGACATCAAGTATCTAATCAATTTACAACTGGTAGTTATAACTTTTTCATAGGAAATCAAGATGTGGGCAATATGACCCGCGGTAATTTTAATATTTCTCTTGGTGGAAACAGATTAGTTGACGGGTTAGATAGTCAAATTAGCATTGGCTCAGCCATTTATTACAATGGTGGTGGATATTTAGAACTAGACACAAATGTGGGCCTTGGCTTAGGTGATGAAGCCACTGACGCAACTAGCACTGGCGCATTAAATGTTTATGGCGGTGTTGGAATTAGCAAGAGTTTATATATTGGTAAAAATTTATCTGTCCAGGGACCGGGTACAGTAACATTAAGCCCCATCGACGGCAGTGTAAATATTGAACCACAAGCTGGCGGTACAGTTACTATCTATCCACAATCTTTGCACCCTGGAAATATAGATAATATGTTTATTGGATCTACCCAACCTAGGGATGGGCATTTCTTAGATTTACAATCTCAAACTTTAGAAATTTTGTCAAGTACTACTAGTATCAGTAGTATCACTGGTGCACTAACAGTCGTTGGCGGCGTTGGCATTCAAGGTAATATGTATATTGGCGGATTACCTTCAATTGCAACTAATTATGTGTTGTTTTATAATACTATTACTAATGAAGTTAGTTACAATCAAGGTGCATCTGGCGGAATTAATGCACATACTGCATCTACGTCAACTAATACGTACAATATTTTTGTTCAAAATGTATTGCCAAGCACATTATATTATCCAGCACTAGCAGAAGTAATTGGTGATTTTAGTCTAATTGACGGGGATAGCAATCTTAGTTACGATACCTCTGACAGCAAACTATCTGTTACCAAAGCAACAATTACATCAACCCTTGCAAGTACTAGTACTACTACTGGAGCATTGACAGTTGCCGGCGGCATCGGAGTAAAAGGTAATGTTCGTAGTCGTGATGGTAATAATCAAGAAAATTATCTACTATATTCTCCAAAAGTGAGCGTATCCCCCACACCCCCTACTACTGCTACCAATCACGTTGGAGACATTTGGATTGATTTAAATAGCCTTGCTTATTATCAATGGATTAACGATGGTGGAAATAAGTTTTGGTTACAAATAACAATATTATAAAAGAGTTTAAACTATGTCATTAGGATTTCCCTCAAACCCTGCCCTAGGCGATACATACACATTAGGTACCCAAACTTATATTTGGAATGGAAATGCTTGGGCCATACAGGTTCAAGCAGCACAAAATCCCAAATCAATTACTGTGGGTACCGGAACTTCTACTATATCAGTTGGTAGTGGTACAATCACCGTTAATGGATCTGTGGTTATAACGTCTAGCACCTTAATAACTAGAGCTGTTACTGCACTATATGCTGGTACAGATACTGCTGTAAGTGCAAACGTTGGTGTTGTTACTGTATGGAATACTAGTACTCTGCAATCAGTTACAAATCGAGGTTCAACAACAAATAACCCAATTGCTATTAGTAATAATAGCGGGTCTACGGGAACAACAACTGGTGCATTAGTTGTTACTGGCAGTGTTGGTATTGGCGGCGATCTTTGGATTGGCGGCGATTTTTTTGTCCAAGGACACACGGTTTTAACCACTTCAACGTTTGCGGGCCAAATTGGAGCCGGTACTGATATTTTAATTACCGCAACTGATACAGGGGTAGTATATTTTAGTGACATTAGTACATTACAAAGCGTAACAGAGCGTGGCGCAACGTCTGACCAGCAGATATCGTTTTCTAATACCACTCAATCCACATCAAGTACTACAGGGGCCGTAACAATTGCTGGCGGCTTAGGGGTGGCAGGTCGAATAAACTCAGAAAGTGTTCAGATTGCAGATGCAATCTTTGATTCTATGTCAATTATGGTAAATAATACAGCAACGGTAGTTGTGGATTATTACCCTTATAGCACTTTTAGATCTGCAAAATATTTGATACAGATTGATAGTGGTACTGGTCCTAGTGCACAATTCCAAGTAATTGAGATATTATTATTGATAGATAATATGGGTACAATATATGCAACTGAATATGCTGTATTATCATCAGTGAAAGAATTAGGGGAATTTTCTGCGTCATTGGATATTATAACAAATAATGTAAATTTGTATTTTACGCCTTATGAAGACTCAGAAAAGATTTTAAAAATACTAAGAACGGGACTAAGTTCTTAATAAAACAAGGAAGTTGAAATGGCACTAACATCAATTGGCAAAGATTTTATAACGCAAGCAGGCGTGGTTATAAAAGGTACGAGTGCGGTTACCTCGAGTACCGCGCAATCTGGTGCTCTGCAAGTAAATAGCGGAGCGGCTATTGCAGCCAACTTGATTGTTGGTACAACTGCAAGTATATATGGTCCTACTACACTATATGGCTCGTTAACGGTCAATCAACCAGTTACTGTAAATAGTACATTAAATGTTACTGGTCAAAGTACACTTGCTGCGGTAACTGCTACTTTATTATCAGCTACCAGTGTTACTGTTACTGGTCAAAGTATATTTTCTACAGTAACTGCTACACTATTCACCGCTACTAGCGTAACAGTTAATGGTAATGAAAGTATTACTGGTTCACTAAATGTTACTGGTCAAAGTACACTTGCTGCGGTAACTGCTACTTTATTCTCTGCTACCAGTATAACTGTAACAGGCAATGAAACAATTGGCGGTTCACTAAATGTTACTGGTCAAAGTACACTTGCTGCGGTAACTGCTACTTTATTCTCTGCAACTAGTTTAACAGTTACAGGCTCTGCTGGTATAGGCGGTATTGTAACAATAAGTCAAGGTTCTAATCCCACCGGCGCTGCGAATGGAACAGGTGCTTTACAAGTAACTAACAGCGGTGGTGCTGCCATTGCTGGTCAATTATGGGTTGGCGGAAATACCTTTTTGGCAGGAGACTTATATGTCGACGGTACACAGTTTATTGTTAATAAACACGATATTGCCACTGTTGATAATGTATTAACACTGTCGTCTGGTACTACTAGTGCCGCACTAGCGTCCGGATCTGGTTTACAAATTGGTAATACAGTAACATCACAGGCCTATGCTACATTCTTATATGATGGCGGAACAACTCCGGGCTACTGGTATACTGCCAACGGTTTAAAAATTAATGCCACAACCGCTGCAAGTTCTACTAATACAGGCGCCTTGCAAGTAGCAGGTAGCATTGGTGTTGCTGGCGGAGCTTTTGTCGGCGGCGCAGTAACTGCAAGTAATTTCATTGGATACTTGGGTGGCCCAGGTGCAGGCGCAATTGGGACTGGTGCTAATTTATATGGTGGTACAACAAACGGCCTTGGCCAACTTGTTTACCAATCTAATGCCAATGTGACGGCATTTGTATCGTCTGGCACAAACGGTCAATTGTTATATTTGGTTGGCGGTATACCTGTTTGGACATCACCAAGTGGATTGAGTGCAGGTAATGCTAGTACAGCAAGTAATATTGCTGCTGGTTTAAAAGATCAAATTCCGTATCAAACAAATCCTGGTCAAACAACATTCAGTGCTGGTTTAACTTTTAATGGTACTACATTTACCGCTACAAACATTGTAGCAAATAGTAACAATAATGCTATAAACTTTACAAGTACTGGCGGCGGCGCACTAACAGTTGTTGGTGGAGCAACTGTAACTAAAGATATGTGGGTTGGCGGAAACCTTAACGTTGCTGGCAACATTTATTTGGACGGAATTGGTTTAGATACAATTCAAGGTACAACTGGTACATTTGTTAACGTTAGTGTTACTGGTACTGGTGTTGCACTAACCGTGCCAAATGGTAGTGTTACTATTGGACAAAACTTAACAGCTACCACCGCAGTTATTACAAGTTTAAATGCAAGTACAAGCTCTAATTCAGCAAATGCGCTATATGTACAGGGTGGTGTTGGTGTTGACAAATCATTAAAGGTATCCGGTGATACGTGGATCACTGGTAACTTAAACGTACAAGGTAACATTACTGGTACTAACGTTGTTATTAATAACCTTACTGGTACAAATGCTCAGTTCTATGGCGATGCAACTGGTAATGGCGCATTGTATGCAGGTGTATTGGGATATACACCATTTGCACAAACAATGGCACAATTTACAGGTAACTTTAATGGTTACATGGAAGTCAACGTTCAAAACGTAAACACTGGTACAAAGTCTAGTGCTGATGTTGTAGTAAGTGCAGATAACGTTGGTACTAACAACGGCTACATTGACATGGGCATTACCAATAGCAATTGGGACGGCACTCAACCATATAGCTTAGGGCAAATATTAAGTCCAAATGATGGTTATATCATGGTTGGACCAAATGCTGTTGCTGGTAACGGTGATTTGGCATTTGGAACAACAACTACTGGAACCAACATCAAGTTTGTAGTTGCGGCTACAAGTGCCACTGTATTGCTTAACCAGTTGGCAATGACTATCAATCCAGCTAACACTATAGCAAGTTCAACAAATACAGGTGTACTGGTTGTTTATGGCGGTGCTGGTATTGCTGGTAGTATGTATGTTGGAGGTATTGTAACTTCAACAAGTCATATTATTAATGGAACTACTAACGCAAGCTCAACTAATACTGGCGCATTGCAAGTTTTTGGTGGTGCTGGTATTGGATTGGGATTAGTTGTTGGCGGGACAGTTACTGCTACCAATCAAGTCTTAACTGGAACAACAAACGCAACCAACACAACTAGCGGTGCATTGCAAGTTGCAGGCGGTGTTGGTATTGGTCTTAACGTAAACGCCGGCGGTTCAGTTACTGCTGGTGCCGGATTTTATGCAAGTGGTACATATGTCACTGCGCTTACCAGTGGTATTGTAGTTGATTATGCTGCTAACAACGGCCGTATTAGTGTTAATACAGGTAGTAATTTAACATTCTACACTGGCGGTATAGGAACTACTAGCACTTTGGTGTTAAATGCAACTGGCGTAGTTTCCGTTCCAAGCACAATTAATGCAAGTTCAACTAATTCTGGCGCACTACAAGTTTCTGGCGGTGCTGGTATTGCTGGTAGTTTATATGTTGGCGGTTTGGTAACTGCTACAACATTCTACGGTGCCTTAACTGGTGTTGCTACTACTGCAACTTTTGCATTCAGTGCCACAACTGCTACTAACGTTGCAGGCGGCGCTACAGGTAGTATTCCAATTCAAGTAAGTCCTGGTGTTACTGGATTTATCCCATTGGGAACAAGCGGTTATGTATTGACTGCTGGGGCAACTACTGCAACCTGGGCAGCTTCAAGTAGCATAACAGCAGGAAATGCTACAACTGCAACCAACATTGGTGGTTTCTCCGCGCAACAGGTTCTATTCCAATTTACTCCAGGTATTACAACTGCAACTTCTGGATTAACATATAACTTAAACAATAATCAATTAAGCGCTAACAACTTACTTGTTTCTGGTATTACAACTTCCAGCGGTCAATTAGTTGCTAATAGTGGTGCAGTATCTAACGGAACTGGATCTGGTGCATTAATTGTTGCTGGTGGTGCAGGCATAACTGGAGCAGTAAACGTTGGTGGAACTGTTTATGCTGGATTACAAAGTGCAGCTACTGGCACACCAATTTATACGTTCTCAGGCGGAAATACTGCGTTTGCTACTTATACTAGTCCCGTACTAGCAGGATCTAGCACAGTTACTTTGGATAGCTGGACAACCAGTAGTTATAGAACTGCTAGATATGTTATACAAATTGTTGACAGTGGAAAAGTTCACGTTACAGAAATGACAGTGTTTACTGATTGGACAAACGTATATATGAACCAATATGGTATTAGTACTAACCAAGGCGAATTAGGTGCATTTGATGCCAACAACACCAGCACAGTTGGCACAGTAACACTGACATTTACTCCAAGTCCTGCTGCAACTGCAATGACTATTAAAGTGTCGCGTTTAGGTATCACTACATAACGTAAAGTTATTCAACAAAAAGGGGCTAGGTGCCCCTTTTTTAACGGTGTCTTTTAAACGAATAAATATTCAACAGGTAAAACAAATAATATCCAATGACAACATATCAAACGGACTTCAAAGTCAAAAACAGTATTGTGGTGAGAAACACTGCGACTATTAGTACATTGGAAAATATTCAAACAATATCTTACGATAATGCCAGCCAACCTACTTTAAATTTAAATTTCTTAAACGGTCAATTAGATTCTAGAATATCATTTACTCGAGCAAGTGGTGCTACCTATGTTGGGTCAGATGGTTTTATAAAATATGTTAGTAATAATCAACCTAGATTTGATTACAGTCCCTCTAATACAGGAACAATTAGAGGTTTGTTGATAGAAGAACAAAGAACAAATCTTATTTCCTACAGTCAGGATCAAACACAGTGGGCAATGAACGCCGCACCTAACAATTATTTGCCAACTGCCAATGCTGCTGTCGCTCCAGATGGCACTCAATCTGCAACTTTTATTTTAAAACCAACAACTTTGGGTAGTTCGATTGTTTATAAAAACTGGAGCGGGACAACTAGCACTTATTATATAGGTTCAATTTGGTTAAAATCTGGGGGGTATTCACGGGCACAGGTGAATTTTGGAAATACTGCATTTTCTAATACTAACTATGGTGCAGTTATTGATCTATCTACAGGGTCTGTAATAAGCGTTCTTAATAGTTCTACTATTTCAATAGTGCCTTACGCAAATAATTGGTATAGAATAGCAGTTACTGCATTGTCAAGTAGTACAACAGGTAGCTATGTGTTTGCCTTTCAGCCAGTAGATAACAGTAATAATACTGTATTTGCAGGTGACGGGGTTAGCGGAATTTATTCGTGGGGTGCTCAAGTGGAAACTGCACAGTTTACAACTTGGCAAGCAAATTATGGTACTAGTTATATTCCAACTTTTGCTTCTCAAGTAACTAGAAGTAATGACGATGCTAAGATAGCGGGACAGTCCATAACTAGTGTTTGGAATCAAAATAACGGAACATTATTTGCAGAATGGATGGAGGGAATTCAAGGATCTGCTACAACACTTGCTGGATTATTAGGAGTTACTGGATTCACTAATCCTGCTGCTGCTGGCTATAATGGTTATGGCATTGGCATCAATGCTGCCTCATCTAACGCGGCTGCTGTACCCGACCTTGGCCGAAATCAAAGCAACTATTCCAACGTTAATTCTTGGCCCTATAATGGCACCTACATAACCGCAGGGCAAATTTATAGGTCAGTTATTGCCTGGGACTCAAATTTTACTTACGGTATGACTGATGGACTCCTTGTCCCTGGCACCACAGGCGCAATTTCAACATCTAGCAATACCATAGTTTACAATAATTTTTTACAGCCTTGTAATACTTTATTAATTGGAAATCAGAATTGTGGTGGTGGTCCCAACTATTATTTGGACGGTTGGGTGAGAAAAATCAAATGGTGGCCTGCTACTTTGTCTCCTAGCCAAATACAAGCGTTGACTACTACAACTACTTTTGCTGATCGAGATTTTGCAAGTTCTTCTATTATTAAAACAAGTGCGGCATCTACAGCTAACTTTGTTGTTAAACAAGGTGTAGTTATTGGTAATAATTTAGAAGTGCCTGATGTAGATAAATTATATATTACTAACTTAACTCGACCAACACAGCAGCCTAGTCTTAATTTGAATTTCTTACGTGGTGTATTAGATCCAAGAATACAATTTAATCGTGCCAGCGGAGCAACATTAATTGGACCTGATGGTTATATAAAATATGTCGGCAACAACGTTCCAAGATTTGATTACAGTACTACCAGCACAGGTACTTGTTTGGGATTGTTGATGGAAGAACAACGAACTAATTTAGCAATTTATTCTGGTCAAATGACACCAAGTTTATGGAGTTATGGGGTTAACAGCACATACATAGGAACAGCAATTGCACCAGACGGATCCTCTACTGCTGCCAGCGTCACTGGAAATGGCAGCGGCGGCAACGAATATCTGGCAAGGAGTATTACTTATTCTTCTAGCACAGTTTATACAGCCAGTGTTTGGGCAAGATTAGACTCAGGAACAGTTCCGCCGTCTGGAACTATATTATCTATTGCATATTCTAATACTTCTACAACAACCACAACAGTAAGGTCAGTAATAAATTATACTGGAAATTTGACTTCTAATTGGCAAAGATTCAGCACAACATTTACTAACGTATTGGGTGGTACTTATAGTGCATATTTTATAGCGGATCAAACTAATACTTCCACTATTCATGTTTGGGGCGCACAAATTGAGCAAGGAAATTTTGTAACAAGTTATATCCCTACAGGATCTGCTACCGCAACAAGGATATTAGATCTAGCAACAATGAGTGGACCAAACTTTAATAGTTGGGTTAATATTAATCAAGGAACATTATACCTAGAAGCAGATGCAGCCTCGGTCGTATCTGAAACCCCAGTTCTTTATAGATGGCCAGTGTCTATATCACAAGCATATGGTCAAAAAATTGGATTTTACCGAGTAGGAAATTCTGCGTATCCTAAAATTGCAGATGACTCTTATGTTTCAAGATTTGAACCTCTAGTTGGAAATATTACTACCAATACTACATTTAAATTTGCACTATCTTATAGTAGTGGCAACCAAATGTCGTCCTTAAATTATACAAATTCAGCAACTGGCACAGCCACAATACTGCCAAAACTTGTCGATAACTTAAGAATAGGCAATGGCGATGCTGCTTGGTGCGGCCACATTAGACGAATTGTATATTATCCTGAACAGTTGGCAAACACTGTAACACAATCGCTTACCGTAATTTAATATAAATAAACAATACAATGTAACGGCCGTTACGTGGAAAGGGAAGCGAGATGGCAAACCAGAATGACTTTATAGTCAAGAATGGCATTGTGGTACAAAGTACCGCAACCATATCTTTGGCTAGTAATTTAGTGACAACTAGTGTAGCACGTACAACTGCCAAACCTTCCCTTGATTTAAACTTCACTAGATCTACATCATTAGATTCTAGAATATCTTTTTCCCGTGCAAGTAGCGCCACATTTGTTGGTGCAAATGGTTATATTTCTTATTCCCCATCTAATCAACCTAGGTTTGATTATGATCCTATAACTGGGCAATGCAAGGGATTATTAATAGAAGAATTTCGTACTAATCTTTATACTAATTCATCGGCATTTTCCCTTTGGGGAAAATCTGGGGGGTTGGATACTGTGATCGATAATGCAGCAATATCTCCTGACGGATACCAAACAGCATCTTATGTCAATGCAAATGGAACAACAAATTCTTATTTAAATGGTACGTTTGCCGTTGCTTCATCTGGAACAACTTACACAAAAAGCATATTTGGTAAAGCAGGCACCACAAGCACTTTGGTTTTTGAAATACCTGATTATATTACTAGTCCTTCGTATTTTCAAACTACATTTAATCTAGCAACTGGACAAATTACTGCCAATGCTACAGGTAACACTTCAGTCATTACTCCATACCCTAATGGATGGTATAGATGCAGTGTTACGCGAACATTTTCAACAGCATCAAATGGTGGAACATTTTATATAGGAACTTACGGTGCTGGCACTGGCAGTGTGTATCTTTGGGGCGCCCAATTTGAAGCTGGCTATTTTCCAACAACACTCATTCCTACTGGTTCAGCGCAAGCATCTAGGCTGAACGAAACTTGTGCAATAATTGGACAAAGTTATAATAATTTCTTTAATGGCACACAGGGAAGTTTTTATATTGAAGCAGACAACACCTATAGCACCGCTAAGACAGATTATCCGCGTGTTCTAGCGTTTTGCGATGCTAACAGCAATCAAAATAACACAATCCAGTACATATACGTCACGGCCTCTGGCGGCACACAGGTGGCGGTATGGAGAGGCGCAGCTTACTTAAACGCAGTAAATGCCAACGTTGCTAGCGGAGCACTTGTTAAAGCGGCCTTTGGTTATAATCAAACTGCAATATCTGGATCATTTAACGGAAGCGTAAGTCAAAGTGGTTCAATTCCAGGACTTCCTACATTAGATAGATTGGGCCTCGGTGCATTACCCAACGGAAACGGTGGCATTAATGGCCACATAAAAAGATTTATCTACTGGCCACAAAAGTTGGCAGACGCACAATTACAAACTATAACGAGTTAAAATATGAACGATTATTATTTAAAAACAACAGATGAAAAAACACTATGGGAATTATTGTTAAATTTGGATCTAGCAATGACCGTAAATAATCCTGACAATAGTACTTTCAATGTTCCAAAAGGTATTGCGTTGGATATCATTGGTACAATTTATAAACCTACAGGAAATATGACCTTAGACAACAATGGATTTTCATTTCCTGAGTATCATCCAATAGAAGGCTTTCACGCCAATATACGTGGTAATTTAACAGAACAACAACAGGCAGCATTACCATTAATTAGTGCTCCAGCAACGCCACATAGAGTTTGGGCATAATAGAGAATAGGATATGACATATAAGTTAGTAGGCCAAGAACCTTATCAATTGCCCAGCAACGCTGATTTGGGCACAATGGCCTATCAAAATTCTGATGGCATTAATATTGGACTTATAAACGTTGGCAATACCGCCAGTATCGCAGGTCTAGTTGCGCCATTAACTATTGGTTATTCACAATCCTCTGCTGGCACAGTATTATATTTGACACAAGTTCCTGCTAACCTAAGCACTGGTGGTTTGATCATTGGATCCAATATTGCTGCCAACACTACTGTAACCAGTTTTGTTGCAGGATTTTCAACTTATCAACCAACATATACCGCCACAACAGCATCAACTTTAGTTGCATTAACTTCAACTTATGGACTGTCAACAAGTTTTGGTGTTGGTGGCACTGGTATTACCTATGGTACTTTGGTATCTAGTATCAGTAATACGGGCCTGCCAGTAACTTATAATTCTACTGGCTCGTCTATTGGTACTAATACTTTGTACATAGGCACAACTACAAACGTTGCAGTTAATCAAATTGTTATAGGTTCAGGAGTTGTTACTGGTACTTATGTTACTGGTATTACTGCAAACATATCAGTAACTATCAGCAATACAAGCACTAACGTATCAACTGGCACAGCATTAACATTTGTGCCAACAGTTACTTTAAGTAGTGCAATTGCGGCAAATACACAGACTCAAAATTTATTATTCTTTCCAACAGTAACGTTAAATCAAAATAGTAGCGCGGCAGTTAATCAAGGCACTGTCGTCAATAATTACTTTGCCCCAACCAGTGCTGGAAATGCTGCTTTAGTAATACAACAAGGCGGTATTGGTGTAACTGGTAACAGTTATTTTGCCAATTCTTTAAATATTGCTGCCAGCACAAATTCTGGTAGCACTACTACAGGTGCATTAACTGTTACGGGCGGCGCAGGCATTGGCGGTAATTTAACTGTTGGTGGTACAATATCTGGAACATTTTCTGGTAGCATTACAACAGCATCAAATATTGCAAGTGGAACTCCTGGACAACTACATTATCAAAGTTCTCCAGGTATAACATCATTTGTAAGTACAGGCACTGCTGGCAATATATTAGTAAGTAACGGTATAAATGCTCCTACTTATAATAACACATTAACATTATCAGGGACAACTTCGGCAACTTCAACCAACTCAGGTGCGTTACAAGTTGTAGGTGGTGTTGGTATTGGGGGAGATTTATATAGCGGTAATCACTATATTCAACGAACTAATATTTCTGCCAGTTCAGATACAGTAGCAGCTTGGGTATATGATAGTACGTCAACCTATACATCAACTGTCACTAATCAAGACATTTTCTTTAAGCCAGATGGTACCAAAATGTTTGGTATATCAACTAATGCTATTTTTCAATGGACGTTAGGCACACCTTGGACATTAACTGGATCAGTTACATCAGGTACAACCTACTCACTGGCCGCAGTTGATACAGCCGTTGCTGGAATTACATTTAGCCCAGACGGCACCAGCATGGTCACTGTTGGTAATACTGCTGTAGCCAATGCCACTGTTGGCAGCGCCGCTAGTGAAGATAGGGCTTATTATTTTACATTGGCAACACCTTGGGATCCTTCTAGTGCCACTCTAGTAAGTTCAATAAGATTTGCCATTGGCGATCAAGGAATTCCAGCAGCTGAAGCCACTCCTACTGCCTGTGCTTATGATAATACTGGTGGAAATTTTTATGTGATAGGTACTACGGTACGTAGGGTATATCAATATACCTTATCCACACCATACGTTGTTAATACCAGTACCGTGGTATATTCTAGACAATATATTACAGCTGAAGATACTAGTCCGCAAGGTTTAAGTTTTAACAATAATGGTACAAGAATGTATATTCTTGGCGCAACTAACGATTCCGTATCAGAATATAGATTAAGTACCCCGTGGGATGTAACTACAGCAGTATACTACGATAAATTTTTTGTTGGGCTACAAAATGGATCCATGCTGGGCCTATATATTAACAATACTGCAACCAATTATGCATTTATGGTTGGTAGTACAGCCATATATCGTTATTCTACCAACACTCAAGCCTCATTTGTTAATCCAGAAACATCTGCAAGCAACATTATTTTAAATGGCTTAGTTAGAGTCAAAGGTGCTACCAATATCTTATACACTGACTATGATATCTATGCTGGCAGAAATATCACAACATATAACAATACTATTAACGTGGGTCAGAGTGGTGCTGCTGCGTCATTATTTACGGGACTCAGCACTGGTGCATTGAGTTTCTATACTGGTCAATCATCAGGAGCGTTAAGTGTAGGTGGTACAGCAGCCACTGGTAACATAACAATTGGCCAGTCAACTGCTGCTCAAGCAGTGGGCATTGCTAGTGGTGCTACTGCCTCAGCCTCTACCAAAACAGTCAACATTGGCACTAATGGCACTACTGGATCCACTACCAACATAAACATCGGCCCGGTGCTTGGTTCAGGAACCACAACAGTTAACAATGGAATAACATTAGGCAGCACGTCAAATAATCCTATATTGATGAGTGGTAACTACACTCAGTCAACACCTGGATTTATTGTGGCTACTGGCACATTGGTTGGAACAACAACTACCAATAATATCTATGCGTTCAATTACCAACACACTCTAGCACCAGTTAGTACTGCAACTATTGCCAATTATTATGGTCAGTTGTTCTTACCAACACTAACCAATACTGCAACATATGGAACTATGTATGGAGCGTTTGCACGTATTGATATGAGTGCTGCTGCAACTAGTGGCACAGTAACATCTTGGTATGGATTCAGTAGCGAAAATCCTGGTAGAAATGCTGCCGCTGATGTACGCTTTACCAACCACTTTGGGTTTAGAGCATCTGATCCAAGTTCAATCACTGCTACAAACGTATACGGATTTGCAAGTCAAATTCCCGCTACATCTGGTGTAAACAAATGGAACATTTACTCGTCTGGTACTGCACCTAACTATTTCTCTGGTAGTGTGGGAATTAACACAACCGTGTTCAATTACGGTGAAAAATTAGCAGTCAACGGCGGTCAAACAATAAGTGGTATTTTTACCTCCACTAATACGACTGATTCCCAAAGCACCAATTCAGGTGCCCTACAAGTTGTTGGTGGTGTTGGTATTGGCGGCAGTTTGTTTGTTGGTGGCACAGTTACATCAACTAATCATATTGTTACTGGAAGTGCTAATGCCTCATCTACTAACTCAGGTGCGTTACAAGTTATAGGCGGTGCTGGCATTAACGGTGGTTTATTTGTTGGCGGCATTGTAACAGCTACAGCATTTGTTGGAGCATTGACTGGTACTGCAACAACTGCTACTAACATTGCAGGTGGCGCCACAGGTAGCATACTAATGCAAACTGCTGCTGGTGCTACGGCGTTTATTCCTTTGGGTACAAATGGTTATGTATTAACTGCGGGTATAAACACTGCAACTTGGCAAGCAGTAAGTGGATTAAGTGCAGGCACTTCTACCAATGCTAATAATGTGTTGACCACACAACAAATTTCTGCAGGTTCATATTACCCAGTATTTGTAAGTGCAAATAATGCCACTGGCGTATATATGCCTGAGTACACAACCAGTACATTTTTGGTCAATCCTGGCACACAAGTAGTAACTGTACAAAACTTACAAGCTCAAGGTACCGCCACCGTATTAAGCACATTGGCCAGCACAGGTAGTGTTCAAAACAATGCGCTTTATGTGGCTGGTGGTGTAGGAATTGGCCAGTCCTTATATGTAACAGGCCCAGCAGTGTTCAACAACAGTGTCACATTCAGTGGCACAACCACGTATGTATTATCAACCAATACTGTATATACTGACAACATTCTTGAACTGCACTATCCCAGTACTGGCACCGTTTGGACTGTAGATGATGGCAAAGATATAGGTCTACGATTCCATTACTATAGTGCCGGTGATCAAAATGCTGCACTTGTGCTGGCCAATGATTCAAAATATTTAGAGTGGTATGGCAGTGGCATTGAAGATTCAACCAGCACTATTAAAGGTAGCTATGGTACATTCAAAACTGGCGGAATAATTTTAACCAGCACTGCCAGCAGTACCAGTACTCTCACTGGTGCACTTACTGTAGCAGGCGGCGTAGGAATTGGCGGTAATTTGTATGCCGCCAACATTTATACCAACGGTTCTCAACTGTTGCCAACTACTATTCAAACATTCATATCTTCAGCAAATTCGACAACATTTGCTATTAGTGGCGGATATGTAGTTGGCCAGCAACAAGTATTTGTTAACGGTATTAGTTTAAGTGCCACCGCGGGCGATTATACCGCTAATGGTAGTACTATTGTGTTATCAACTCCTAGAAACAGTGGCGACGTTGTGCAGGTGGTAAGTCAACAGGGATACGCAGTAAGTGCCCAACGGGCTTATATATTCAATCAGTATACTAGTAACGGAACGACCACAACATTTGCCACCAATTATAATACAGCAACAGTACAGGTATTTCAAAACGGCATACTACAAATGCCAACTACATATAGTGCTACCAATGGAACAAGCATTATATTTGGCAGTATTCCAAGTAATGGAACTGTAATTGGTGTGGTTAGTTTTAATTCAGTGAGCATTGCCAACGCGATAAGTAGTAGTGGTGGCACAATAAATGGAACATTAAATGTCACCGGCAATTTGCAAGTAAGCGGTGTAAATGTTAAAAGTTACGCTACAGCAATGGCTGTAGCAATGGCTATGTAAAGGATAAAGAATAAAATGGCAAAGCAATTAGTAAGAAGTTATGTGTTTACGCCTGGCGCAGCAGGTGCTGGAACGGTACAAATTCCTGGATTTTATGATTTAAGTCAAATATTGATCATTACCAATGTCACACGCAACACAATAATTTATAATTTTGCTGATTTGAGCTATGTGGGTACCACCGTGAGTTTCAATCGAGCAAATACAACACAATTTCCGCAGGCTTTGCAAAATACTGATGGCGTGACCACTATTACTTTGGGGTATAATACTACCGGAATGACAAGTTCTGATATCTTGCAAGTATTCACTGAGCGGGGTGACGGTGCTGTTGTTACCCGCCCTTGGGAAATGGGGACAGATGCTTTTGAGCGTACCCGCACATCTACTCCGCAAAGTATGCTTGATGCTGACTTTGAATATGGATTACAGCCTACCAAATGGCAAACTATCAGTACTGCCCGTGGGTATCCTGGCATTTATGAAATACCTGGAACTGATTTGAATGTAACATCCATGATTACTGATGCCAGTGGTGGCGGCTTAAACACAAAGGTAGAAAGTTTAATCACAGTCACTACACAAAATCCACATAATTTTTCAACAGGCACTGCTATTACTGTACAAAATTTAGATACAACAGTAACTGGTGCGGCTCGAGCGCAAGGTTCATTTGTTGTTAACGCAGTACCATCTTCTATGTCATTTAATTATTATGCTAGAGCACAAGTTGGCACAACGACTAATACAAATATATCCACTAGCTATACTATTGTTCGTAGGGGAGGATTTTATACTGGTGCTGCTATTGGCACAACTACCTTTTCTGTATCTGGCAGCGGTGCTACCACTACTGGAACAGTGACAGTTACATTTGCTCAAAATCACGGCTTAGTTCCTGGACAAAGTATTTACGCAGCAATTACTAGCGATAGCGGGACAAATAACAACATCTTATGTCAAGGTCCGTTTTATATTCAATCAGTTCCATCGCTGACAACATTGACATATCTTGCTAGAAACACTGGCACCATTACGGGAACAGTAACTGGTGTAATATATGGTAGATCAGATGCTTTTTATCAACATAGGCCATTTGACGGTGGTGTAAGTTTGGGAGCAGGCGGACCAAACTATTCATCGCAAGCAGTTCGTATGAGTAAAAAATACATACGTTATCAATCTGGTAAGGCTATTAACTATAATACTGCGGCTCTTTTTGCTCCAAATTACAATATTCGCAGTATAACTGCATCAGGTACAACGCCAGGAAGTACTATTACTATAGTTACAGACGACTTGGATCACGGATTACAAGCTGGCGCAGTAATGGGGGTTGCAGGTGTTACTACCGCTGGATATAATGGGGTATATACAGTGGTATCAATAACTGATGAACGTACTTTTACAGTAACGGCATCGACAACTTTGGGTTCCACCAATGGAGCATTTGGGGTAGGCTGCTATATATACCATACAAGTTGGCACGGTGCTACTATTCGTGCTGGTACGTATGATGATCAAAATGGAATGTATTGGCAATATGATGGGATACAAATGGCAATTGGTCAAAGATCTAGTACATTTCAAACAGCAGGTACTGTATCAGTCACGCCCGATATTAATTTAATTGTTGGAAACTACACACAATTTCAAAATCAACTATATGCAGGCGATCGTGTTGTTATCAAAGGTATGAGTCACGTAGTAACATCAATTACCAGTGCAACTTATATGACTGTTAATCCTGACTACCGCGGGAGTACATCAACAAACGGCGCTAAAATGGTTCGTACTCAAGATATTATAGTTCCACAAAGTCAGTGGAACGTTGATCGTTGCGACGGGACTGGGGGTGTTTATAATCCTAGTGGATACAATTTATTACCTTGGAAATTGCAGATGATTGGTTTACAATGGACTTGGTATGGAGCAGGATTTATTGATTGGATGTTGCGCGGCCCAGAGGGCAAATACATTACTGTGCACCGTATGAAAAACAGTAACATTAATACAGAAGCATATATGCGTTCAGGAAACCAACCTGTAAGATACGAAGTTATCAATGAAGGCGCCAAGGATTCTTTAGCGGTAGCAATGGATGCAGTTGGTACTACTGCGATGACATTGACCAATGTTGCATTTTTTCCTAGCACTGGTACTGTATATGTTGATAATGAATTGATTAGTTATACTAGTAAGACTACCGCCACAAATACACTTAACGGATTGACCCGTGCCAGTGCATTAACCCCTTGGGTAATTGGCGCAGTACAAAATTATACCGCTGGATCTGCTGCTACTCATACAGCTGGTACTGGAGTTATATTAGCAAGCCAAACTGCTACTCCAACTATTAGTCATTGGGGAAGTGCATTCCTAACAGATGGCGGATTTGATCAAGATCGTGGCTACATTTTCAGTTATCAAGCACCAAACATTACTGTGTCTACTAAAAAAACTACAGCGTTTGCTATTCGTTTAGCACCCAGTGTTAGTAATGCTACAGTAGGTGATTTAGGAGTTAGGGACTTGATTAACCGTTCTCAATTGTTGTTACAATCAATTGAAAACACTGCTGGTGCAGCATCGGCTAACCAAGCGATTGTAATTGAAGGTGTAATTAACCCAAGTAATTTTCCAAATACAGTTACCAATATTACTTGGTACAGTTTGAATGGTTCAGTGCAAGGTGGTAATATATTAGGTTCTGGACAACCAAGTTTTACTCAAATTGCTCCATCAAGCTCTATCAATTTTGATGGTGCTGCTAGTTATAGCACACAATTGAGTAGCGATGCTTCGACAGGAACCTATGTATTGCAAGTTAATAGTACTGCCAGTATGGCCATTGGCGATGCTGTTGTTACTATATCCGCAGCAGGTGCAGGTGTTGCTGGAAACAGTTTAATTCAAAGTATTGGTGCTGGTACTATTACTTTAACACAACCAATTTTAAGTCTCGTTACTAGTGGAACAAGAATTACGGGTTATAGAAATTCTTGGGCAGTTCCTGGAGAAACTATTTTCTCGTTTATTTCCAGTCCTGCCAACAAAGATTCTTTGGACTTGTCAGCATTAAAAGAACTTACAAATACTCCCTTAGGTGGTAGAGGTTGTTATCCAAATGGGCCCGACACATTGTTTATCAATGTATACCTAACATCTGGACCAAGTTTACAAACAAACTTAGTTCTACGTTGGGGAGAAGCACAGGCTTAATTTTATAATAAATACACTACTGTTTAGGATGCACTGATGTCAATTGCTAGTAATTTAACGTTTATAGAAAACTCTGCTGGAGCAATCACTACTGGCACGTTTAATGTCATCAGTTTGCCTATCACATTTAGTGCCAATAATACTGAATATTTTAGATTAGATACCAGCGGTAATCTTGACCTTGGATACACCAGTGCTCAAAGCGGCGCCAAATTAAGTGTCAATGGCGGGATATTTGTCAACGGTACTGTGACTGCTACAACATTTAATAATGTAATTATTACTCAACCAGCAAGTACCTCAACTCTAACATTGGGAAGCGGAACTGCTTTAAATCACCCCGCTTCATTAACGTTTCCAACTGTAAATGCTACTACAGCAAGTTGGGTGTTGGCAATGAGTTCAACACCCAACACACTACAATACCAAGCACCTGGTACTGGACCCCAGGGAAGTACTGGCGCTCAAGGAGCACAAGGACAAGCAGGCGCTCAAGGAGCACAAGGACTTCAAGGCGTTCAAGGTAACCAAGGACTTCAAGGCGTTCAAGGTTCGTCTGGTACTGGTACACAAGGCGTTCAAGGAGCACAAGGACTACAAGGTGTTCAAGGTAACCAAGGACTTCAAGGTGTTCAAGGTAACCAAGGACTTCAAGGTGTTCAAGGTAACCAAGGACTTCAAGGCGTTCAAGGAACACAGGGACAAGTGGGCGCTCAAGGTAGCCAAGGAGTTCAAGGTGCGCCAGGAGTCGGTGCTCAAGGAAGTCAAGGGGTAGTTAGTTTAAACGCTCAATGCAGCGTGTATATAGGTGGAGGCGGCACTAGTGCTAACACTAGTTCTTTAAGTAATATTGCCATTGGTTGCTGTTCAATGTTTGCTGTTACCAGCGGTTGCAATAACTTTGCCATTGGTATTAATTCACTACAAAATAATACTACTGGTAACAATAACACAGCTATTGGCATTAGTTCACTTAAAAATAACAACACTGGTGCATATAACACGGCTATTGGAAACAATGCACTCTGCGGCAACACCTACGGCAATAATAACGTCGCTATTGGATTCAATTCACTACTCTGCAACACCACTGGCTCGTGTAATACCGCCATTGGCCTATGTGCACTAAACAGAAATTTATATGGCGCATATAACGTTGGTATAGGACAGTATACTTTATTTTATAATAATACCGGTTGTAATAACGTTGCCATTGGATATCAAGCATTATATTGCAACACCACCAATTACAACACGGCCATTGGTGCAAGTACACTTAGAAATAACACCACTGGTAATTTTAACACCGCTATTGGTGCCAACGCACTTACTAGTAATACCACTGGATGTGCCAATACTGCAATTGGTCAAAGCGCACTTTATTGTAATTCATACGGTCTTTATAATGTAGCAATAGGTTATACCGCTTCTTATTATAATAATACTGGTTGTTATAACGTTAGTTTAGGTGTTAATTCTTTATTTGCTAACATTTCTGGCAACAATAACGTAGCCATAGGTGCCCAGACACTCTATTGCAACACCACTGGTAATAATACTGCGATTGGCAATTATGCACTTAGATCAAATACCCTAGGAACTTATAATGTCGCGCTAGGATCAACTGCACTTTATAACAATAGCACTGGTAGTTGCAACGTTGCTATTGGTACTTCTGCACTTTATTGTAATACTACTGGTATTGGTAATACTGCTATTGGTCTATGCGCACTTTATAACAATTCCACTGGATGTTACAACACTGCTGACGGGGTATATGCACTAATTAATAATACAACTGGGTGTAATAACATAGCTCAGGGGTATAAGGCTTTAAACAGTAATACCACTGGTAGCGGTAATATTGCTATTGGTATTTGTTCAGGATGTTTGATCACTACTGGTTACAATAATACCATCATTGGTTCACTACCAGCTGCTGCTGGTTGTGTTTGTACATTGTTATTAGGTGCTGGCACTTGTGAACGCATTCGTGTTGATAACAACGGCCTGTATGTAAACAACACATTAGTTAATACCAGTGGTGTGAGTGCGGCGACTCCAACAACATTAGGTACGGTATTTGGTTATACTACAGGTAATGGAAATACAAGTATTGGTTGTTGTGCTGGTAATACAACTAGCACTGGATCAAATAACATTGCTATTGGTTGTTTGGCATTGTTTTCTAACACTACTGGAAGTAATAACGACGCGGTTGGCTACGCTGCACTATGCGGAAATACAATTGGTGTAGGCAACTTTGCATCGGGGTGTGCTGCATTGGCCGCCAACACCATTGGTAGCTATAACTTTGCCCAAGGTTACAATGCTTTAAGAAACAACACTACTGGTTGTACTAACGTTGCTATTGGACCATTTGCTCTATGTGCAAACACTTCTGGATGTAATAACGTTGCAATTGGGTGTAGTTCTCTAACTAAAAACACTACTGGTTCAAATAACATTGCAATTGGTTGCTTTGCCATGTGTTCAAACACCACCGGATGTGGCAACATTGCATTGGGTTCTGGTGCACTCTACAACAACACCATTGGCACTAACAACTTTGCTGCTGGTCCTAACGCATTATGTGGTAACACTACAGGTTTTAATAATATTGCAATTGGCAGTTATGCACTTAAATCTGGTGGTTCTAATAATATAGCTTTTGGCGCCAGTGCACTTTACGGTACTACAGGAGGTACCGATAACTTTGCAGCTGGGGCAAATGCTTTGCAGTCAAACACTAGTGGCTGCAATAATGTTGGTGTTGGTAATAATGCACTTAACTGCAATACTAGTGGCTGCGCCAACGTTGCTATAGGCGTAATGGCTCTAAAAAATAACACAATTGGTAATAACAATAATGCACAAGGATATAATGCACTTAAATGCAATACCTATGGAAATAACAACAATGCCAAAGGTTATAAATCATTATGTTCTAACACTACTGGTTGCAATAACACAGCTTTTGGTTGTTTTTCATTAAGTGCAAACACTACCGGTATTAGTAACACCGCTATTGGGTTTGGTTCCCTAAGGACCAATACTTACGGTAACCATAATACTGCTGTTGGCTGCGGCGCACTTGGCTCAAATACCAGTGGTTGTTTTAATACAGCCATTGGATGCAGCGCACTACGTCTTAACACTACTGGCAATAGTAATACAGCCATTGGATACGGCACTCTTTATTCCAACACCTATGGCAATAATAACACAGCCGTTGGATGTAGTGCACTTGGCTCAAATACCACTGGCAATA